AATGCTAGAGAACTGTCAAACCAGTTACCATTAATGTTTTACTTGGAACAAGAACATAGAGATGAAATTATGCAGGTTTTAGAAAAGATTAGAGATGAAAAAGATTTAGAAACAAAATCAAATGCACTTTTATATTTAGTGAGGAACTACAAATGATATTAATACCAAACCCAACAAATGGAGAGATCATTGATATGACAGATACAATGTATCCAACAAAAATGATTTCTGTATCTGATGATTATGTGATTGAACCAACTATAGGCAACATGTACGGATTTTGCACAAAAGGTACTTTTGCAATCCACTCAGAAGATGTGTGGACAATTAATGAAGATGATTTTTTCAGTCTTAAAACGCTAATGAAAAATGATACACGTATTGAAATGATAGAAGATGGACAGTTATTTGTAATAATTAGATATGGTTTCAGAGGCATTGATATGATTGGAAAATCTGAAAAAAATGGTAGATTATCTTACATTGATGGTTGTACAGATTCGCTACTTGTAATGCCACCTCGTTTAGGCGATCCATGTTTAAATTATTTGCACTTTCCAATGGGCATAGATCAAACTCAACACTTACATCCAAGTATAAGAATGGGTATTGTGATTGGTGGTAAAGGCGAAGCATTCCAAAAGCCTGAAGGAAAAAGAGAGGGTTGGGAAGAAGATTTAACTAAAGGTATGATGTTTTGTTTAGAAGAAGGTGAAGTCCATAGTTTTAGAACTGCTGAATCATATATGGACATCATTGCATATCATCCTGACTCTGACTTCGGGCCAAGCGACACTAATCACCCAATGCTTAACAGAACCTATATAAATCATGGAAAATAGGGGGTCTTAGGGTATTAACCATGTTAAAAGAAGCTCGCAGAAGCGACCTCAGAGGGACAAAAATTGTCAAAAGTATACAAAAAACGTGATATAGACAAAAATGTCTATGATCTTGCAGTAGAACGCATTAACAGAACTTACGATATTTTTGATAATGTCGTGGTTATGTTTAGTGGTGGTAAAGATTCCACAGTGTGCCTTAACCTCACATTGCAAGTTGCTAAAGAAAGAAACAAGCTACCTCTAGAAGTTTTTTTCTTTGACGAGGAAGCAATCCCATACGAAACAATAGATTATGTAAAACGTGTAGCTAACTTGCCTGAAGTCAACATGAACTGGTTATGTCTACCAGTAAAGCATAGAAACGGTTGTAGCAGATCACAACCCTATTGGCATCCTTGGGCTCCTGAAGATAAAGATAAGTGGGTAAGACCTATGCCTGAACATGACTGTGTTATTACTTATGATATGGTTGATAAATTCCCAACAGAGCCAAGTCAAAGACCATCCGTACCTGATTGTAATGGTTTGTTGTTTACACCTGATAAGTGGGGTGAGGTTGCTCTTATCATGGGAATAAGATCAGAAGAATCTTTGACTAGGTACAGAACAATTTTGCAAACTGGTGATGGTAAAAGATATGAAGATTATATGATTAATCTTAAATCTAAAACTGCACTTGGTAATGTTTGGAAGGTCTGTCCGATATACGATATGAAAACAGTTGATGTTTGGACAGCACCTAAAAAATATGGGTGGGATTACAACATAACCTATGACATCTTAGAAAAATTAGGTCTTACACATTTACAACAAAGATGTGCTCCACCATACGGTGAAGAACCAATGCGAGGTCTTTGGCAATACTCTATCGCTTTTCCTGATATATGGGACAAGATGCAAACAAGAGTTGCAGGTTCAGCAACAGCAGCACGTTATGCAAACACAGAACTTTACGGTTTCGGTGGACTTCCTGACAAACCTGCTGACATGGAGTGGATTGACTTTGTTAAGTACTATCTAAGCAAACACCCACAACCATATAGATCACAGATAGCAAAAAGAATACAAGATGACATAAAAGCACACTATGCTAAAACAAATGACCCAATACTTAAAACAAGTCATTATCAAACTGGCATAGGTTGGGAATACTTATTAAGAATAGCTATGAGGGGGGATTATAAGGGTAGGAAAACACCAAGCTACAGCAATGATCCTAAAGTAGTACAGTCACAGAAACAAAGATATGAGGCAGAGCGACATGGTAAAAGGTAAAGAACAACAACCAATTAATAGTTTTGAATGGGTTAAAAGAGATAGTCTAAAAGCAAATGACTACAATCCTAACAGGGTTGCACCAGTTGAATTAGAGCTTCTAAAAACAAGCATCAAGTTATGTGGTTGGACACAACCGATTGTAGCAAGACGGTCTATGGAAATTGTTGATGGCTTTCATAGGTGGACAGTTGCAGGTAGTGACGATATTGCTCAACTCACAGATGGTTACGTACCAGTGGTGTTTCTAGATGATGAAGTAGATAAAGCACAACAAATGTGTGCCACTGTCATACACAACAGGGCAAGGGGTAATCATATGGTTTTATCTATGACTAACATAGTTAGACAAATGAGGGACGAGTTTAAATACTCTGATGAAAAGATACAGGAATTACTGGGCATGGAACAAGAAGAAATAGAACGTCTTTATGATTTTGCACCCATGACAGAAAAGGGCGGTGGTGAGGAGTTTAGTAAGGGTTGGGTTCCTGATACTGGTGATAGGGCATTTGATTAAGGAAATTGGTTGTCTGACAGGCTCGTGGTGAGCCTCTTGTGGGTCTACCTATAGTAAACCCTTAACGAGGTAATGGGGTTTTACCCCCATTGTTTAGATTCATAGATAGAATAACTAGGTGTGGATTGCACAGTATCTATCAAACTTCTTACTGGTAAAGAAAAATCTTCATAGCCTTGTGCAATGGTCTGAACATAGGCATCACTTGGATATGAATAACCTTTACGGTTCATAACATAAACCATTACACGGTTATGCTCACCAAAGTCACGTTTGAGATCACCACCAAACTTAACATCAAAGTATCTTTTGCTGTATAAGTGTGGGTAGCCCTCAAATACATCCAGTGCCTTTTCACACTGCTTAGTTATCTTCCACAATGCACCATGCACAACATCACCTTTGCATGGTTCTATATCGGCTACACCCCTAAAGCATAGCCTGTAGTCTGAAAGTTCCATAGGACACAGGGCTTGTGCATTAGGGCATCTGTATCTCATATTGTCCATATTAAGGTTGGCACCATAAGCATAATAAAACATAATTACTCCTCTACTGGTATTAGTAGTCCATAGAATACAAGTTGGTCAACGAAACTATCTGCATTGTAATAGTCAATGTCATAACCAAACTGAATCTTGATACGCTTACTACAACCACACATCCAGTCTTGTAAGTTGTTGTGTGGTGCAAAGCTAGACTCTGCAAGTTGTTCTACAATGTGGTACTTGTCTATCCCTGTAAACAAAGCACCACCCTTCATGGTATATCTTAGTTTGTGCATAATGCTTTTCTCCTTTTGTTGTAAAACCTTCTGATATCAGTTGTGATTAAGTCACAACCTTTTGATAGTCCGTTAAAGAACACTGATAGCTTGTCTTGGTAAGTGTCAATTTGATCGCCACTTTTAGCTTTGATTGATCTTTTGCTGTCAGCTAAGTGTGTCATTGCTAAACAAACTCTTACCCAGTTATCAATCTTGTCACCACAGATAGTTCCACTGTGATGTCTGAATTCTACAGTGCCATGCTTCCAAAAACTGTGTAGGTTAAGTTTGACATATCTACCACTATGACCACGTGGTTGTATTGCTGTTGAAACATCTTTTGCAGTTCTTGCCTTGTTGATCTTTGTAAACATACCTGCAAGATCACAAGTATCAAATTGGCTTCTATATCTAATTTCATTTGCAAGATATTTAGCATTAGATTGACAATAAGAATTTTGGCTTGATCTTCTAGAACGTGGCATGAAAGTATCAATAGCAGTTTCAAACTTCATGTATCTCTTAGCAAGATTTTTGAATTGACTTACTTGCCAATCAGAAACACCAACGTGTACGTGCAATCCACAAGTACGGTTTACAGTACAACCAATCTCTTCTAACCAAGTAAGGATTTTTCTAAGTCTTAGCATATCCATTTCACCTTTAAGTACAGGTGTAACAAGTTCTAATCCATGACCTCTACCACTAACTGAACCGTCAGTCTTGATTCTCCATATAGAAGAATCATCATTGCTGTAGCTAGATATACAAACTATAGGCATATCAAACTGTAAATCAGCTAATGATTGTGAATTGTGGTTACGTGAATTACGATTGATCTCTTCAACCAATTCCCTTTGTGATAGTGGTGAGATAAATTCAACCTCAACACCGTAAGTTCTGTAGTTATCTAAATTGTTCATTTTAACTCCTCAAATATCAATTTATAAGTATTATTAGACCATACAAGGTTTATTATTACAACCCTTTATGACAAAAAATATTTACTTTTTTTTAAGGTGCAGACCCAGTGGAAAAGTAAGGGAGTTACACTGGACACCGAGTCTGCGTCAGATAACTACTCCAGTGCTTGTTTATTATAAGGCTTATTAGAGTAATCCCACCTATATATAAATTCATCTTTTTGCACAGCTTCTAATATCATTGCTTTGATGACCTCATAATCTTCTATGTGGTCTAAATCAAATAGCTTGATATCTACATCAATCTCGTACATCTTTAACCTCTTCTACAAGACCATAGAACTTGGCTCGCTCTAAATCTTCCTTAATGTAATCATGTATAAGTACATCAATGGCATCTTTGACTAATGAAAGTAAGAACGGTTTAAGATCAGCACTATCTGTTGGGAACAATGCGAAGTTACTCTTACGTGCTACATAGAGCAAGTTATCTACAGCTTGTTCTAACCTAGCTTGATCTTCTGCTTTCAATTTATTTTTTGGTAATGATTGTTGCGACATCTTTAATTATTCCACCCCCATGTTTCATTACTTGTTGTAGGTCTTTCCAATCTTGATCTGAAATCAATTCATAAACCTTTTGCATAGACATACTCATAATATCCATCTGATATTTGATAGATAATCTTGCTACCTTTTTTTCAAAAGGATTTAGTTGCGATAGTTCTTTTGATATAGGGTTATCCATTTACGACACCCTTATAATCAAGATCATACCATTGCATAACTTCGTACTTACAAAGTTCCCATTGATTGCCAAACAATTCAGCAATCTTTTGAGTACCCAGTTCGTAACCCCACTCATCTACAAATTCAACATAGTTATGCTTAATACAAGATAGTGTAAGTTTACTAAGTACGTCTGTTGATTTAATACCTTCAATCATCATTTTATTAACTCCCAAAGTTTGTTTATGCAAACTACTATAACACCTCATATATCAATTACAACCCATTTTGTATAAAAAAAATATTTACTTAGATATGTGTGTGCATTAGACTACAAACATATCACAGAGAATAAGTGAGAATAATTGGTTAATTTTTATGGCTAAAAATAGAAAACTTACACCACAGATTGCAGAAGAAATCAGAAACAAATTTGTACAAGGTATTGATACTGGTACACAAGAACGTAAGTATTTCTCACTTGATGCATTGGCAATAGAATTCAAGGTTGCAAAAAGCACATTATATAAATGGGCTCAAAGAGAATCATGGAAAGCACAACAAGAACGGTTTAACAAAGAATTCTTAGAAAGGTTGGATAGGGAAAGGCAAGAGGTTCTTATAGAGGAATCCAAGACGTTTGATAGCACAGCACTCAAAATAGCAAAGATACTTATGAATGAGGTAGGTATCCTGTTAAATGAGAACAATCAGAAACGTAATAATGGTAATACTGAAACTTACTCACCCCAGTTGATACAACAATTAGGTAATGCTGCACTCCAAGCACAGAAACTAGGAAAGTTAGCACTTGGCGAATCAACTGAAAACATGAAGCTAAATGCAGAAATCACAGACACAGATGCCTTCAGAGAAGCTATGGAATTGCTTGACTCGGTTGCAGAGCAACGCAGAGAAAGCAACGATAACGCTGTACACTGATTGGTTAAAGAAAGCTAGAACCAAACAACTACCCCCACAAGAAAACTTTTTTATATGGTTGATACTTGCAGGTCGTGGTTGGGGTAAGACACGCACAGGGGCACAGGACATTGCACTGTATGCACTAAGAAACCCAAACACAATATCAGCAGTTGTAGCACCCACGTTTGGTGATTTACGTAGAGTTTGTTTCAACGGACCTTCAGGTCTGAATTCAATCATACCTAAAGAATGTCTAGATACTTCTTTTGGTACAGAAGGTTATTCAAGTTCACTTATGGAAATAAGATTGTGGAATGGCTCACGCATAGTTGGTTATGCTGCTGTTAATCCTGAAAGGTTAAGGGGACCACAGTTCCACAGAGCATGGTGTGATGAATTAGCAGCATGGATGTATCCTGATGCTTTTGACCAGTTAATGTTTGGTCTTAGATTAGGTGATAATCCACAGTGTCTTATCACTACTACACCAAAACCTATACCAATAATTAAGAACCTCATAGACCGAGAAGACGTAGCTGTTACGAAAGGAAATACGTTTGAGAACGAAGCTAACCTAGCAGAATCAGCATTAGAGATGATGCGACAAAGATACGAAGGTACAAACTTAGGTAGACAAGAATTATATGCAGAGATATTAGATGAAGTAGAAGGTGCATTATGGACACCTAATCTTATAGAAGAAGCAAGATTGTCAGAGCATGAAGAAAGGGATTTATCACAGATCATTGTAGCTATAGACCCTGCAGTCACAGCAAATGAAGATTCAGATGAAACAGGAATTATGGTAGTAGGCAAAGACACCAATAATGAGTATTATGTATTAGAAGATTTAAGTGGGCAGTATTCTGCCGATAAATGGGGTAGAATAGCTGTTAATGCTTTTTATGAATGGGAAGCAGACAGAATCGTAGCAGAAACAAATAATGGCGGTGATTTGGTGGAAAGACTATTAAGAGGTATAGACCCAAATATACCTTACAGGTCAGTCAGAGCTACAAGGGGTAAGCTAGTACGTGCAGAACCCATTGCAGCACTGTATGAGCAAAGGCGAGTTCATCATATGGGTGCATACCCTGAACTAGAAACACAAATGTGTACTTATGTAGGTCAGGTAAAGCCAAGCCCTGATAGATTAGATGCTTTAGTTTGGGGTTTAACAGAACTAAGCAAATCACAGGGCAATGTAAATTGGAGAATAAGCTAATGGCAATAATAGATAACATCAAAAACTTTTTCACTGGTGAGCCTGAACACAAACAAAACTACTCTACTGTAGGTTTCTTTGGTGTTGGTACAGGTGATGCCAAACAATACAAATATCAAGACTTAGCAAAAGATGGCTATATGCAAAATGCCATTGTATATAGATGTGTTAATGAGATAGCCAATGGTGCAAGTGCAGTTCCTTACATGATTAAACAAGGTGACGATGTTCTTGAATATCACCCCATCATGGATTTGCTTGACAGACCTAACCCACTACAAAGTAATTCAGAGTTTTTTGCAAGTTTGTATGGATACTTACTTTTATCAGGTAACAGTTATGTATTAAAAGTTGGTGCAGATAATCAACCACCAAGCGAATTACATTTATTAAGACCTGATAGAATCACAATCAAAGGTGGACAAAACTATATACCTGAAAAATATCAATACATAATCAGTGGTCGTGTTCATGCAGAATATGACGTAGATCAAGAAACTGCTAATAGTGATCTCAAACAAATTAAGTTATGGAATCCATTAGATGATTACTATGGCTTATCACCGTTAGCTGCAGGTGCATTGGAGATAGATCAACATAACATGGCTGCAAAGCATAATGTGAATCTTCTAAACAATGGTGCAAGACCAAGTGGTGCTGTCGTATTCAAACCGAAAGATGATCAAGGTTTTGCAGTAAATCTAACAGAATCACAAAGACAACAACTCTTAACAGATTTAAACAACAGATTTAGTGGTACAAGTAATGCAGGTAGACCAATGCTTCTTGAAGGAGATTTTGACTGGAAGGAGATGGGTTTATCACCGAAGGATATGGATTTCGGCAATCTTAAACACATGGCAACAACAGATATAGCATTATGTTTTGGTGTACCCTCACAGCTTGTGGGTGTACCTGATGCACAGACATATGCAAACGTAGCAGAAGCAAGATTAGCCCTATACGAAGAAACAATCATTCCTTATCTTAAAAAGATAGAGTCTGATATGAACGAATGGCTTGTTCCTATGTTTGGAGAAGAGTTAATGTTCTGTTATGACATAGACTCAATACCTGCACTCTCAGAGAGAAGAAAAAAGATATACGAGAATGTATCAATGGCAGTAAGAGAAGGAATCATTACAAGAAATGAAGCAAGAGAAAGATTAGGGTTGTCACCATTGAATGGTGCAGACGATCTTCTTGTCAATGCCGCACTCTTCCCACTTGGTGCAGAAGAACCACCCAAGCCTGATCAAAGCAATGAAGAAGATGCTAAAGAATATGAAGATTTATTAGATAGTGAGATTGCAGAACTCTTAGCAGAAGAAAAACAAGAACAACCACTCTTTGATATTGATGACTATGAGATATTTGATGACCATAAAGCATTAGCAGATTTAGATTTAAAACCAACTGCAGGTATGGCAGAAGAAGCAGAACGTGGTCTTAACTGGAGAAAAGAGTTTGGTAGGGGTGGCACAAGGGTAGGTGTTGCAAGAGCAAACCAGTTGCTAAGACGTGAACGATTATCTCCTGATACTGTAAAACGTATGTTTAGTTTCTTTTCAAGACATGCAGTAGATGCACAAGCAGAAGGATTTAGACAAGGTGAAAAGGGGTATCCCAGTAATGGCAGGATCGCACATGCATTGTGGGGTGGCGACAGTGGTAAGACCTGGTCTAAGAAAAAAAGAGATCAAATAAATAGAGAACTGGAAAAGTCTTTTGATTTAGAAACCATAGAGTTTGTAGAGTTTGATGAATTCAAAGCACCAAAAGTATCTGCAAAGGTTAAAGAAGGTTTAAAGAAAAAAGTATCAGATCACAACGATAAGTACGGTGATAACCCTGCTAAACGTGTAAATCTTAGAATGTTAGAAGCTGTATTCCGTAGGGGTGTGGGAGCCTATAATACGAACCCCCAAAGCGTAAGACCAAGCGTAAGGTCAAGTGACCAGTGGGCATATGCTCGTGTTAATGCTTTCCTTCGTGCTGTGCGTACTGGTAAGTTTTCAGGTGGAAAGTTTGATACAGATTTATTACCTAAAGGACACCCACTAAGTACTAAAAAGTAATGTGGTCACTCAAACAGTTGCGAACACTAAGACGTGGTCGTGTATCTGTTGCAAAAGAAACACGTAGACAATTACGCTTACAAAAAAATCTACAACGTCTTTATTTCAAAAGACTTAACACTTTATTCAGAAAGTTTGTAAACGTCAGAGCAGGTTTATATAAAGAGTATGGCATATATGACCAGTTAGTATCACAACGTGCATTACAGGAAGAACTAGAACCTACTACACTGGCTCATTACAAAAGAATCTTTAGAACTGTAATCAACAACAACAATGAAGTAATAGACAGAGGTACAAAAGATGTGGAAGCCATTGTACTTGGTCGTAGCATAGATTTTGAAAGGGTAGTCAACGAGTACTTTCAAACAAGGTCGCTCATACTAGCAGGTATATCTGCACGATTAGCTAGACGTATTGAAGTGCTTATACAAAGGGGAAGGGCAGAGAATCTTACACTACCACAGATAGCAAAAAGTATTTCTGACAATATGTTACCTATAAGCAGATCACGTGCTGCACTTATAGCAAGAACAGAAACACACAATGCTGCAAGTTTTGCAAACCATACTTATTACACAGAAGCTAAAAATGCTCTTGGTATTACAATGGTCAAAAGGTGGGTTTCAACAGGCGATACAAGAACAAGATCAAGTCATGCAAGTGCAAACGGTCAAACAGTACCAATGGATGAAAAGTTTATTGTGGGTGGTGTGCCAATGGAATATGCAGGTGACCCTGCAGGTGGTGCTAGTAACACAGTGAACTGTAGATGTGTGATCGTGTATGCTGACGAAAATGATGTGTTACAATAGTGAAGTTAGTATATTGAAAACATACTCCTAGGGGGGTTTGAGATAACCCCCCTATCTTCTTAGGTTTCCATCCATTTTTGTAATGCTTTAGCAACATACTTAGGTACTTCCCTTAGGTATTCTGTATCCATGTGCTTACGATCACCTTCAAGAACATTATGTTGTTTGAATCTTGGATCAAGATAAAAACAACCAAGATATTCTCTATCCCAATCACCATATATCTCTTCCCATACACTAATCTCTAACATAACCCACCATTTATCATCTTCAAGATAATCCTTCATATATTCACTAAATGAAATGGATTTTATTTCTGATAATCCAAGATGGTCACAATCACCATCCATATGTAAATCCTCAAAAGGTGTACATTGGGTAATTTGTATTTCGTAACTTTTCTTATTCATATTTACTCCGTAGTTATAAGTTTATTATAATAAACCAGATACGAATTGCAAGATATTTATTTACGATATGGGTTTTTTCTAAATCTTGTGCTAGACTTTGCTTTAAAGTACTATATATAGTAATTATGCCGATACCGAAACCTAAGACAGGCGAAAGTAGACAACAATTTTTAGATAGATGTATGGGAGATGACACTATGACAACAGAATACGATTCTGAACAACGTCTAGCTGTCTGTACTACAGAGTACAATTCTAAAGAAGATTCCAACGAGAATGACCACAAAGAGCAACTAAGACGTGACGTTTTTACAACTGAAGAAGAAGCTGAAGCAAGAGCAGAAGCAATAGGTTGCAGTGGCACACATAGCCACACTGAAGATGGTCAAACAATCTTTATGCCATGTAGTTCACATGACGATTATGTAGAACGCACTGGTAGAGATGTCGCAGGTTACAAAAAGCCAAAGAAAAAAGAAGAAGATTGTGGGTGTGATAACTCTATGGACAATGTAGAGGATTTAAAATCTTTTATAGATATCAAAACAGAACTCAAAGCATGGCATGATGACGAAGATGAAGAAAAAGCCACAGGCGAATTTGAAGGTTACGGTAGTGTGTTCAACAATACTGATCTTGGTAATGACGTTATTAGGAATGGTGCATTTAAAAAGTCTTTGTCAAGACGTGGTGCTAAAGGAGTTAAACTCTTATATCAACATAAATCAGATATGCCTATAGGTGTCTTTGAGTCAATCAAAGAAGATGAACACGGTTTAAAAGTTAAAGGCAGACTTGCAATGAAAACACAGGCAGGTCAAGAGGCATATGAATTAATGAAGATGGGTGCTTTAGATGGTCTTTCAATAGGCTTTAGAGTAAACCCTAAAAAAGTTTCTTACGATAAACGTAATAAAAAACGTGTTATTGATGAAGTAGATTTGATGGAGATATCTCTCGTTACGTTTCCTATGAATCCACAGGCGACTGTGCGTAGTGTGAAAGGCGAAGAAATTTCTATTAGGGAATGGGAAAATGGTATGCGAGATGCTTTTCATCTTTCTCGTTCAGAAGCAAAACAAGCTGCAAAAGCAGTTCATGAAGTATTTACTCAGCGAGATGTTGAGGACAGTACGGAATTGGTAGATGCCATAAAACAATTAACCAAAACCTTAAAACAAGCATAATAGGAGAAAACTATGTCAGAACATGACGTAAAAGAATCCCTTACAGAATTTGGTCAGGCTTTTGAAGAATTTAAGAAAGTCAATGACGAAAGACTGGAAGCGATAGAAAAAGGCGAAGGTACAGCTTACTTAGACGAGAAGATGCAAAACATTGAGTCAAAACTTGATGCTTTTGAAGATATCTCACAGAAGCTAAACCAAGCCGAGTCCAATGCTGAAAACATCAAGGAGCAGGTTGCTAAACTAGAAACAGTCATCAAACGACCAAACTCAGGTTTAGACACCAAGCAAATTGATGAAAGGGTAGCTGCTTTTGATCTTTACTGCAGAAAGGGCATTGATGCTCTAGAACCTGCTGAAAAGAAAGCATTAACAGTATCCAATGACAGCACTGGTGGGTATCTTGCACCACCTGAGTACGTGAGAGAGTTACTTAAAACTGTAACTGAAATCTCACCAATCAGAAGTATTGCAAGAGTAAGAAGTACTGGACAAAGATCAATCCAAGTTCCAAAAAGAACTTCACAGTTTGCTGCGGAATGGGTTGCTGAGTCAGGTACAAGAAGTGAAACTACTGGATATAACGTAGGTCTTGAAGAAATCCCTGCACATGAGCATTACGCTTTAGTGGATATTTCTGAGCAAGACTTAGAAGATTCAGTATTTGACCTAGAAGCTGAAATGCAATCAGAGTTTGCAGAGCAATTTGCAAAAGCTGAAGGTACAGCTTTCGTAAGTGGTAACTCAGTTGGAAAACCTGAAGGTATCTTAACTAACAGCAATGTTGGTGAAGCTAACTCAGGAAATGCATCTGCTCTTACTGCTGATGGTCTTATCACATTAGTGCATAGCATTAAATCTGATTACATCAGAAATGGTACATTTGTATTTAACAGATCAACTCTTTCTGCTATCAGAAAACTAAAAGATACTGCAGGACAGTACATCTTCCAACAAGGAATGATGTTGTCAGGTGGTATGTCATCAACAATCTTAGGGCACCCATATGTGGAAGCTACTGATATGCCTGATGTTGCTGCTAATGCGAATCCAATCGCATTTGGTGACTTCAACAGAGGTTATATGATTGTTGACAGGGTGGCTTTAGCAGTATTGCGTGACCCATTCACACAAGCTACAACTGGTAATGTAAGATACATTGCAAGACGTAGAGTTGGTGGACAGGTTGTTCAAGCTGAAGCTATAGTAAAACAAAAAGTAGCATCATAAGGAGTAAATTATGAGAGATTTAGCTAATAGTGTAAGTGTTGCTCAGTCCCTAGCACCTGCAGTGAGAACTGCTGATGCCAACGGAACTGGTATTGACCTTCAAGGGTTTGAATCAGCTACTATTGTTGTAGATACAGGAGCAGAGGGTGTAACCCTTTCTTCAAGTGTAAAGATTGACTTTATTCTTGAGGACTCTACTGATGATTCAACATATTCTGCTGTAACAAGTAATAATCTTGTTACTGACGGTGCTGTTGATTCTTCAGGTATCTTTTTGACCTTAGACGCAAATGCAGAAACACCACAAGTAGCCAGTATTGGTTACGTTGGTGGTAAGAGATACGTTAGAGTAACTGCCGACTTCACAGGCTCACACTCTACTGGTACTCCTATCGCTGTATCTGTGATCAAAGGACATCCTAGACACAACGTAGATGCTGATAGCAACTCAAGTCGTTAATTAGGCTTTTTGGGGGGTTTTATACCCCCCATCTTTTTTTATAGGTAAAGAGAATGGCAGGAAAAAAATACAAAATCTTAGTTCCAAAAGCAGGAGCAGACGATAAATTCGGTACACAGGTAAAACTTTATCAACTTGATGAAATAGTTGATGCCAAAGAAGAATGGCAAGATAGCTTAATGAGTGCATTTGTGCAGAACGGTTGGGCTATGGAAGTCAAAGCTGACAGTGCTGATGAATCCGTAGAAGTAGAAGCTGACATCAAAAGAGCAAGAAACAAAGATGGCACTTTAAAAGGTGACGATCCTAGTACTCCTGATGTTAATGAAGCATGGGAAGGTGGTAAAGCACCTAAGAAAAAAGCTACTAAAAAGAAAAGCACTGCTAAAAAGACAACAGCAAAGAAAACTACCAAGAAAAAATCCTAAGGTGAGTCATGAACTCACTTTGGTATCTGTATGACACAGAGTTTTCTACAGACGTTTGTGCTGACATACTAGGTAACTGGAATGACTTTGAAGCACAGAAAGGTAAGGTAGGGGATAAACACTTTGCACACAAGGAATCTGTACGCAGTTCCAAGATCAACAAGTTTCCATACGGAACACCACAACAAGCAGAGTTTCAAAAACTTTTAGAGCCATTTATAACTGTAGCTAACAGAGAATGTTTTGGCTTTAACCTAAATGGCTTTTGCGAATTTCAAATAGCAGAATACAACGTAGGTGACTTCTATGTTGAACACATTGATACCAACATCAATGATAGCGAGTCGCACAGAAAATTAAGCATAACTTTACAACTTACAGACCCTAACCTTTATGATGGGGGTGATTTTCAGTTTGGTTGCAACATTGCCAACCCTACAAGCGAAACATTAAGACAAAAAGGCTCTATGCTTTTATTCCCATCATTCCTTCCCCATAGCGTATATAAAGTCACAAGAGGTAAGCGATATGCCCTTGTTGGTTGGTACGAAGGCAAGAAGTGGTCATAAACACTATGGCAAATTACACTAATGATGATATTATTAACAGAGCAGATGCACTTTGTGGTAGATACCATGTACACATTGGAGATTTTTAATGACAGCAGGTTTCCACCATTTCGTTATAGAACAAGGTGCTACATTTTCAAAAGTTCTTACGCTTAAAGATTCAAGCGATGCAGTAGTTGATTTAACAGGTTATGCAAGTGCCGAGATGGATTTGCGTAGAAATGCTGATGGCTCTGAAGTTTTAACCCTTACCACAAGCAACAGTAGAATATCTTTAGGTGATAGTGCAGGTACAGTAACACTCACAATATCAGCAACAGATACAGCAAGTATGACTGTAGATGATGGTGTCTATGATTTAGAGATAGTCAGTGGTGGTGGTGTTGTAACAAGAATACTAGAAGGCACTTACAGTGTCCGACCAAACATAAGTAAATAATGGCAATATCTAAAGTAACAGTTAGCGACAACGATACCATCAATACCGTAGAGGTAGCAGATACAAATGCAATTACGGTTGTTACCGTAGGAACACAAGGTCCAGAGGGTCCAAACACGATATTAGGTGCAAGTGTTGCCAATGCTTACCCTGTAGGCTCTACAGACGATGGTGCAGGTCTTATCTATGACCATGCCAATACAAGGTGGTTAGCAACAACTAACAGTCTTGCTAATAGTCTAAACTTTAAAATACCCAACCTAACATTTAATTCAGGACAAACAGTATCTTCTATACTTGATGAAGATAACATGGGTTCAGACAGTAATACTGCTCTTGCAACCCAACAATCCATTAAAGCATACGTAAATAGCCAAATAGCAGGTGTTGATCTTGATTTTCAAGGCGATACTGGTGGTGCTTTATCTATTGTACTAGGTAGCGAAACATTAACCGTTGCAGGTGGTACTGGTATAGATACTGTGGGTTCAGGTAACTCTTTAACAGTTGCGATTGACTCTACAGTAGCAACCTTAACTGGAACACAGACACTAACCAACAAAACATTAACAGCACCTATATTAAACACCGTTGACATCAATGGTGGTGATATTAGTAGTGCAACAACCATAAATAAGTCACCAACAATCACATTAGCAGGTGATCTAAGTGGTAATGTTACTTTAACTAACTTAGGCGATGCCACATTGACTGCAACAGTGGTCAATAACGGTGTAGCACTAGGAACTGACACTACAGGCAACTATGTAGCCGAGATCAGTGCAGGTGAAGGTATAGATGTAAGTGGCAGTGGCTCTGAAACAGCTACAGTAACGATATCTGCAGAAGATGCTACAGATAGCAATAAAGGTATTGCAAGTTTTGATGCAACAGACTTTAGCGTATCTAGTGGTGCTGTAACCATACAGACAGAAAGAATCCAAGACATAGTAGGTGCTATGGTTTCAAGTAATACCGAAAGTGGTATTGCTGTTACTTATGACGACACCAACGGAAAGCTAGACTTTGATGCAGAAGATTTTGTAATCAGTCTTGCAGGTGATCTTGGTGGTTCTGTAACCATAACCAATCTTGCTAGTGCAACATTAACAGCAACAATCCAAGCAAATAGTGTAGCCTTAGGCACAGATACAACAGGTAATTATCTAGCTACTCTTGCAGCTTCCAATAGTGGAATAGACGTAGCAAACAGTGGTTCTGAAAGTGCTGCTGTAACAGTCGGTCTAAATACTGAATACGTACAAGATTTAGTGGGTGGAATGGTAAGTTCCAACACAGAGTCAGGTATTGCAGTAACTTATGACGATACAAATGGCAAATTAGATTTTAATGTAAGTGACCCAGTTATTACGCTTAGTGGTGATGTAGCAGGTTCAGGTACGCTGACTAATCTCGGTGATCTGACTATTACAACCACCATTCAAGCTAATTCGGTGGCTCTTGGTACAGATACCACTGGTAATTACATCGCTACAGCAACAGCAGGAGAGGGAATAGATATCTCAGGCAGTGGTAGTGAGTCTGCAGCTATTACCATAAGTGCCGAAGATGCCACCGACTCTAACAAAGGTATTGCATCTTTTGACAGTACTGACTTCACAGTATCAAGTGGTGCTGTCACAGTAAATGCTGAACGTGTGCAAGATATTGTTGGTGCAATGGTCACTAGCAATACAGAAAGTGGCATAACCGTAGAATACCAAGACAGCGATGGCACATTAGATTTTACCATTGGCACACTAAACCAAGACACCACAGGGAACGCTGCAACTGCAACTGCTCTTGAAACAGCAAGAACAATCGGTGGTGTTTCTTTTGATGGTACAGCAAACATAGATTTAGCAGGTGTAAACACAACAGGTAATCAAGATACCACTGGTAACTCTGCTACAACCACAGCTTTAGCCACTGCAAGAACAATACACGGTGTAAGTTTTGACGGAACTGCAAATATAGATTTAACAGAAGTCGTACAAGATACTGTCGGTGGAATGTTCTCTAGTAATACTGAAACAGGTATTACAGCAACGTATCAAGATTCTGACGGAACAATAGACTTAGTTGTTGGAACTCTTAACCAAGATACAACTGGTAATGCAGCCACAGCTACAGCTTTAGAAACTGCTCGTACAATAGCCCTGAGTGGCGATGTAACTGCATCAGGGGTTAGCTTTGATGGTACAGGCAACATTACCCTTAGTACCACAATCGGTGCAAACAGTGTAGCCTTAGGTACAGACACTACTGGAAACTATGTTGCTACTATTGCAGGTACAACTAACGAAATAGAGGTTAGTGGATCAGGTTCAGAAAGTGCAACAGTAACTATTGGCTTACCAAGTGATGTGACGATTGGAAATGATCTAACGGTTACAGGTGATCTTACAGTCAACGGAACTACTACAACTGTAGCCACAACGAATATGGTGGTTAGTGATAACCTCATAGAACTTAACAATGGTGCTTCTTCCAATGCCAATGATTCAGGTATTGTTATTGAAAGAGGTAGCACAGGTGATAACGCAATCATCATGTGGGACGAAAGTGCTGATAAATTTACAGTCGGTACAACCACAGCAACAGGTGCAAGTACAGGTAACTTAACCGTAACCACAGGCACACTGGTAGCAAATATAGAAGGCAATGTTACAGGAAACGTCACAGGAAACGTAACTGGTGATCTCACAGGTAATGCTGATACTGCTACTGCATTAGAAACTGCTAGGACAATACATGGAGTATCTTTTGATGGCTCTGCAAATATAGACCTTAGTGAAGTTATCCAAGACACAGTGGGTGCTATGTTTAGTAGCAACACAGAAACAGGATTATCTGCAACATACCAAGATGGTGACGGTACTATTGATCTTGTTGTTGGTAGTGGTGATATCACTAATGCAATGTTGGCAGGTTCTATTGCCAATGCAAAACTTGCAAACTCTTCTGTAACCATATCTGATGGCAGCAATACGTCTGCTATCGCTTTAGGTGGGACACTTACAATACAAGGCACATCAAATGAAGTAGAGGTAGGAGAAAGTTCAGGTACAGTTACAGTAGGCTTACCAAGTGCTACACAAATCACAACATCATTAGGTGTTGGTGGTGGCTCTACCAACGGTGTACAGATATCACAAGGTGCTATTGCAATTAAAAATGGTGGTACTAAGTCAAGAGTAGATTTTTATTGTGAATCAAGTAATGCACACTACACAAGATTAGAAGCGGCAGCACACGCATCATATTCAGGTAATCCAACAGTAACCTTGCCAACAAGCACAGGTACACTTGCTCTTACATCAGATGACATTACAGGTAATGCAGCCACAGCAACCAAGTTAGCTACAGCAAGAACTATTGGTGGCACAAGTTTTGACGGAAGTGCAAATATTGCAGTTGCCCTTGCTACTGCAGCAACAACACTGGAAACAGCACGTACCATTCATGGTGTTAGCTTTGATGGTAGTGCAAACATTGATCTTACAGAGGTAGTACAAGATACAGTAGGTGCAATGTTCAGTAGTAATACTGAAACCAACATAACTGCTACTTATCAAGACGGAGATGGCACGATTGATCTAGTTGTAGATTCAAGCAGTGCTACCGAAACACTTACCAATAAAACTATCAATGGTTCTAACAACACCATAAGCAATATTGGTAACAGTTCATTATCTAATAGCAGTATTACAGTAACCGATGGTACAAACTCTACAGCGACAGCATTAGGTGGAACGATTACCTTTACAGCAGGTGAGGGTGTAGATATCACAGAATCAAGTGGCACAATCACGATTGCAGGTGAAGATGCTACAAGTTCAAACAAAGGTATAGCTTCGTTTACAAGCGATTTTTCAGTAAGTAGTGGTGCAGTATCTCTTGCTAATTCAGGTGTCACTGCAAACAGCTACGGAAGTGCTACAGCTATTCCTGTCATAACAGTTGATGCTAAAGGTAGATTGACAGCAGTAAGCACTGCAAGTATCTCTACTAGCTTTACTTTATCTGATGGCACAAACACACAAAGTATTTCAGGTGGTGATACTCTTACAGTATCAGGTACAAGCAATGAAGTAGATGTTGCTGTAAGTGCGACAGATACATTAACAATAGGATTGCCCAATGATGTAACGATATCAAACAATCTTACTGTTAGCGGTAACTTAACTGTTACTGGTACAACCACACAGACTGGTTCAGTTGTAACAGATAACAACTTTACAGGTCTTACTAACGCTAATACAGGTAATGCCACAGACTTTGGTTTCTATGGTAAGTATGTAGAATCAAGCACAACCAAGTATGCAGGTCTTTTCTATGATGCTTCTACTGATAACACCTTTAGATTATTTGTAGATACCCAAACAGCACCTAGCACAACAGTCAACACAGGTGCTACAGGATATTCAGCAGCAGATTTAATTATCGGTGGTCTTACAACTACAGGCATAACTATTGGCTCAACAGCAGTCACATCAACTCGTGCAGAACTAAACATACTTGATGGTGTAACTTCTAGCACAGCAGAGTTAAACATACTAGACGGAGTTACCTCAACTACTGCAGAGTTAAATATTCTTGATGGTGTAACAAGCACAACTGCAGAACTAAATATTTTAGATGGTGTTACATCTACAACTGCTGAACTCAACATATTAGATGGTGTAACTGCAACAGCATCAGAGATCAACATTATTGATGGTGATACAAGTGCTACATCAACCACATTAGCTGATGCCGATAGAGTTGTTGTAAATGACAATGGCACAATGAAGCAAGTTGCTTTAACTGACTTTGAAACATACTTTGAATCAGCATTAGACACACTTAGCAACGTAACCACAGTTGGTACATTAGGAACGTTAGCTGTTACTGGTGATGTAACCATAAACACCAACACTTTAAAGGTTGATACTTCTAATAACAGGGTGGGAATCAAAAACGCTTCCCCTGACGTTACCCTAGATATCGGTAGTGCAACAGATGCGATACACGTACCTGTAGGTACAACAGCACAAAGACCATCTAGCCCTGCAGCAGGTTACTTTAGATATAACACCACAACAGGTGGATTTGAAGGTTATACCGATGCTTGGGGTGCAATAGCAGGTGGGGGTGGTGCATCTACCCTCAGTGTCAATACCTATACTGGAGATGGTAGTACAACTGCATTTACCCTAAGTCAATCACCTGCATCAGAAGATAACCTAATTGTCTTTATAGAAGGGGTCTATCAAAACCCTAACGATTTTGTTCTTAATGGCACAACATTAACATTTGATGTTGCACCTGCTAATACACGTAAGATAGTTGCATATCATGTAAGTGCAGCAGTTTCAGGTAACAACCTCAACCACGATCAATTCACTGCAGACGGTAGCACTGCAGCATTTACGCTTAGTATTTCACCTATCCATGAAAACAACACACAGGTATTCATAGACGGTGTATACCAACAAAAAGATAGCTATGCAGTTTCAGGCACAACGCTAACGCTAGATGCCAACCCTGCTAATGGTGCGAAAGTAGAGGTCATGACCTTTACACAAACTGATGTAAATACTTTACCTGCATCATTTGTTTCAGGCTTAACAGAAGTAACTGCAGCAAGTACAGATCATATGATGATCTTTGATGCTACAGACAATGCACTTAAAAAGGCTTTAGTATCAGACGTTATAGAAACTGTTGGGTCTAATCCAACATTTACTACAGCAGCAATAACAAATACTTCTACTGGTGATTCCTTAACGATTACAACCACAGAAGATTCAAGCACAGCAGCACCAGTCATCTCGCTAAAAAGAAATTCAGGCTCACCTGCTGATGCAGATTACTTAGGGCAACTTAAATTCAAAGGTGAGAATGATGCTGACCAAGAAGTAGTTTACGCAAAGATTACTGCAAAGATTGATGATGCTAGTGATGGTACAGAAGATGGCATCATTGAATTTGCTAACATCAAAGCAGGTAGCCAAACAATTACTGCAAGGCTTAAATCAGATAAGTTAGAACTACTTAACAGTACAGGCTTAGAAGTAGCAGGACTTACTTATCCAACAAGCGATGGTACAAATGGACAAGCCCTTGTTACTGATGGTTCAGGCACTTTATCTTTTGCTGATGCCAGTGGTGGTGTAGATGGCATAAGTTCAAGTGCAGATGCGACAGCGATTACTATTACAAGTGCTGAAAATGTTGGTATAGGTAGTACAAGTCCATCAGTAGCATTGGAAGTTCATAAAGATGCATCAGGCTCTCCTGTATTTGAACTTAAAAATACTAATGCAGCAGGTTATAGCGGATTACATTTAAGAAACAACTCAGATGTTCTTGTAGGACATGTTGGATATGGTAATGCTTCTGTAAGTGGCGCACTTGCAGACGAAGTTTTTTTCGGAAGCATATCAAACACACCAGTTGTATTTACACAGAGTGACTCAGAACGCATGAGGATTGCTACTGGTGGAAATATTGGGATTGGCACTTCAAATCCTGATAATAAATTAGTTGTATCTCAAGCAGGTGATGCATATTTTAAAGTAGAAAATACAAGTGCAAGTAAGTATTTTCAAATTATCACAGGTGGAAGTGGTGCAAGAGTAAGAGCCGATGATTCTTTAATTTTTGACACAGGTTCAAGTCCTTCTGAACGCATGAGAATTAATGGTAGTGATGGAGTAGTACTTATAGGTAAAACAGGAACAAACCAAACCACTACAAGTGGACATGAACTCAGTCCTTCTGCCAATGGAACAGTACATAGAATGGAGTTCAGTGTTTCTAATAATGAATTTGCTATATACAACAATCATAGTAGCCCTTCTGGAACTGCTAGTTTGTCTTTTAGATACAATAATTCACAAAAAGGCTCTATTGGTCTTACATCAACAGGAGTTTCATTTAACGTAACTTCAGACTACAGACTGAAAGAAAATGTAGACTATTCATGGGATGCCACAACAAGACTTAAACAACTTAAACCTTGCAGATTTAATTGGATATCTGATGATTCAAATACTTTAGAAGATGGTTTCTTAGCACATGAAGTTTCAAGTGTAGTACCAAACGCAGTAGAAGGCACAAAAGATGATGTGTATGACAGCGAACATGAATTAGCAGGAGAAGCTAAATATCAACAAGTTGATAATTCTAAATTAATACCTTTACTTGTAAAAACCATACAAGAACTAGAAGCGAGAATAGAAACATTGGAGAACGCATAAGATGGCAAACACAAAAGTTACATCAAGAGTTTTAGCTGACGATGCAGTTAATATAAGTAATATAAATACAGTTGATGGTAATGGTGGTGCAAGTAGCCCTAGTGCTGATGGACAAGCATTGGTCGCTAAAGCTGATACTGTTGGCTATTACCTAGATTGGGCAACTATTTCAGGCACAACCATAAACAATAATGCTGATAATAGAGTTATAACAGGTAGTGGTACAGCTAATACACTTAATGGTGAATCAAATTTAGTATTTGATGGTACTAATTTAGGTGTAGGCACTTCAAGTCCTGTAGCACCTGTAACAATTAATGACAAAGCAACATTTTCATTTAATGTAAATGATGCTGTTTATGGCAATAATCTTTACTATGACGGAGCAGGTAACGATAGATGGGAAAGGTTATCAGGTAATGCAGGTGGTGCTTACTATCAAACTGCAGGTGCGCATATTTGGTATAGAACTGCAGCAGGTGGTGCAACAGGTGATGCTGTAACCCCAACTGAGTCTATGAGGATTACTAATGCAGGAAACGTGGGGATTGGTACCTCAACGCCAAACTCATACAGTAATGTAACCACATTAACAATTAATGGTACTGTTCAAGGTAGACTAGATGTTGAATATGGCGGTACGCATGGTGGTTCATTCTTAGCTGTGTCAGGAGAAACACAAGTAAAAGCAGTTGGTGCTTCTAATGTTATGACTTTTGAAGTTAATAATGCAGAACGCATGAGGATTGATACTGATGGTTGTTTGCTTATAAATAAAACCGCAAAAACTGTATCATCATCAAAATTTGAAGTTGATAGCAACGCAAGAATAGGCAACATATTTTTGCAAGGAGATAGTTCAAACAGTAAGTTGATTGCAGGTAATGCCGAAGTAAGACTAAGCTCCCTTGAATTTAGAGGGGGTGGTTCAGGATTAGATTTTGATGTAACACTTATAAAAACAGGTGTGGGTTTTACAAATATGTTCAAGGTTGATTCACCTTCAGGAGATACTTTTACAAACGATGGCACAATATCATCTTTATCTGATGAAAGAATTAAAACTGATATTAATGATTTAACTGATGGCTTAGACATAGTAAAACAATTAAGACCTGTTACTTTTAAATACAACGACACCACAGAAGATGAAGAGGGTAAAAAGGAACTAGGTACTGCTGATGATACAGTTAGATATGGTTTTATTGCACAAGAAGTAGAAGCAGTTGCACCACAATACGTAGAAACATCAACTAGAAAAATTAATAATGAAGAAGTAGATGATTTTAAGTCTTTATCAACAACAAGAATGATACCTATGTTGTTTAAGGCAATTCAAGAACAACAAACAATCATTGATGATCTAAAGTCAAGAATAGAAACATTAGAGGGCTAGTATGGGAAACACAACAATACCAAGTGAACTACTTTCTGATTCTGCAGTTAGCACAGCAAAGATTGCAGACGATGCAGTTACAGATGCAAAACTTGCCCATGCTATAACTTTTGTTACCTCTGCTACAGCACCCCTCATGGTATCCACAACAAGTGCAAGAATTACACAAGTAGCATTGACATCAAGTTCTAATGCTGTGGCTTGGGATGCGGCAGCAGCAGCAAACGCATATCATCTGACTACAGAGAACACTACCTTTTCTGCACCAAGTAATGCAGTAGAAGGTGCAATAATTACTGTAGAGATAGCACAAGGTGGTACAGCAAGAACGATTGCTTGGAATACTGTATTTGAATTTGCAGCTTCAACTGCACCTACAGTGACAGCAACAGCAAACAAAACAGATATTTTTTCATTCAGATACAATGGTTCTGTATGGCAAGAAATAGGTAGGGTGCAAAATCTAGCACAAACTTAACATGGAATCTTTAGCAAGATCAGCAAACAGAGGAAGTGTATCAACTGGTTATGACATAGATAACTCTTTAAAGTTAGAAGCTGATAACACAGAGTATCTTAGTAGAACACCTAGTTCAGCAGGAAATAGAAAAACTTGGACATTAAGTTGTTGGGTTAAAAGAACTGAACTAACAGCAGATTCAAACAGTGCAGGTAATCAGCATATGATATTAAGTGCTGGAGATACTTACATACAGTTTGATGGTAATGCTATATGGGCTAATTTTAGAGCTTCTAGTGTTAATTATTTTTTAGCTACAAATAGATTATTTAGAGATACCTCTGCTTGGTATCATATTGTTTTAATATGTGACACTACAGAATCAACAGCATCAAATAGAGCAAAACTTTATATTAATGGTGTACAAGAAACTTCATTGCAAAATAGCACTTATGACAATATGTCACAAAATTATGACACTCTTATGAATAGCACTAATGAGCATGAAGTCGGTAAATATTCTAATGAAGAAACTACTTATGCAAACTTTTTCAGTGGATACATAGCAGAAATGCATTTAGTTGATGGAACTGCATTAGCACCTACAGACTTTGGTAAAACTGATGATAGTGGTATTTGGAAACCTAAACAATATACAGGCTCACATGGTACTAATGGATTTTATTTAGACTTTGAAGATTCTTCAAGTCTTGGTGCAGATGCAAGTGCTAACAGTAATAATTTTAGTTTAACTAACATAGCAGCAGCAGATCAAGCCACAGATACACCTACCAATAATTTTTGTGTTTTAAATGCTAATCATAGGGGTAATTATTTTAAAGCACCAACAGAAGGTGGTACTTACATTCCAATGAACGGTGTGAATCAAGATGCTGCATATGCAGGAACAATAGGAGTCACACAAGGTAAGTGGTATTACGAAACCTATATAGATATGCGTAGTTCTACTTATGGTTTAACTGTGTATGTCGGATATCATACCTTTCAAGATAAGTATAGGGATAATGCATATTGGTCTAGTACAGACCAAGAAAGTTTTGCAGGATATCTAATGCATGGTGGTAATTACTATTCATGGGATTCAGGTAGCAGAGTTTTAGATTCAAGTTTAGGTGGTCTTGGTACATCACAAGTTGGTCAGTTTTTTGGAGTTGCTTTAAATCTAGACGATAATCAAATTAGCTTTTATGTTAATGGTAGTGCTATAAGTAACGCATCTAATCTAGCACTTAATGATTTAGGTGATGAAACTGATACTGGTATTTTTGCATTACCTGCCATAAGTGTTTATGACAACAATCATACAGTTAATTTTGGTGGTTATACAAAAGCTACAATTAGTTCAGCACAAACAGATGCTAATGGATACGGTACTTTTGAACACGAACCACCTTCAGGATATTATGCATTGTGTTCTAAAAACTTAGCGGAGTTTGGATAATGGCTTATACAACAATAGATGACCCTTCAGCACATTTTCAGATTGCTACATACAGTGGTAGTGGTGGTACTGGTGGTCATGCCATTGTTAATAATGGTAATTCAGATTTACAACCTGATGTAGTTTGGATAAAACAAAGAACCGTTGCTAGTGACCATAGACTTATGGATAGTACACGTGGTGGTAATAAGATGCTTGAGCCTAATACGACAGAAGTAGAAGCCACTTATGGATATATACAAAGTTTTGATACTGATGGTTTTACTTTGGGATATTCTGATACTAGCTTTGATGGATATGGTAGAACATATGTTGCTTATCAATGGAAGGCTAACGGTGGTACAACAAGCACAAATACTGATGGTTCAATTACTAGCACAGTACAAGCAAATCAAGATGCAGGTTTCAGTATTGTTACTTACACAGGAACAGGTGCTAATGCAACAATAGGACACGGACTTGGTGCTAAACCTGCATTTATCTTAACTAGATCAAGAACTATAGTTCGTGATTGGATTGTTAGACATCATAGAAGTTCTGCAGCAGCATCTTATTATGCATGGGATTTTAATAACACAGGTAGTGGATTAACGAGTGGGGTACATTGGACTACAACAGAACCAACAACAAGTGTTTTTTCTGTTGGAACTGCTTCAAATACGAATCAGAATACAAATACATTTGTAGCTTTTTGTTTTGCTGAAGTTAAAGGATTTTCAATGTTTGGAACATATAGAGGTAATAATTCTGCCAATGGACCATTTGTTTATACAGGATTTAAACCTGCATTTTTAATTGTAAAAAAAGGTGGTCAAGATTGGATACTTTATGATGCAGCTAGAGAGCCAACAAATCATATGTATAGATATCTCAAGGTTGGCAGTGATGCTGCTGAAAACGCAACATCATCAAGTTCAGAAATAGATTTTTTGAGTAATGGGTTTAAATTAAGGGAAGGTAATTCACACACAAATGCATCAGGAAGTAGATATCAATACTATGCATTTGCTGAAAACCCATTCATAACTTCAACAGGAATACCAACAACAGCAAGATAGAGGTATAATCAATTTATGTGGGCATTAGTACAAGATAATCAAATACAAAAAGTTTTTATAAGACCAACAGCATTTACTATTGGTGATATAAATTATCCACAAAATGTTATGTCATCTTGGTCTGCAACTGAACTGAAAGATATAGGTATATATGAAGTTGCAGTAGACAATTCTAATTTTAAAGATAAATACTACTACATAAATACAAATCAAACTTTTACTTTTGCAAATGATGTTGTTACAGCAACCTATGGTGAAGCTACAGCTAAGTCTTTAGATGATGTCAACAATGAAGATGGTACTATCAGTAGGGGTTTAAAATATAATCATAAACGAGATATCAATGCAGAAGCTAACGGTATACTGATGGCTACTGATTGGTATGTAATTAGAGAAGCAGATGGTGGTACTGAAGTGCCTACAGATATAAATAATCATAGAACAGCAGTAAGAACTAAAGCTAATGAGATGTGCAGTTTAATAGATGGTGTTGCAAATGTTGATGCACTTGCAGCACTTTATGTGTATGATGAAGATGGAAATAGACCGTTAGGTGAGTTTCCAACTTTATAAAATAACGGAGTGAAATTATGGCAGAAGCTAAAGACGAGAGAACGCTTGTCGTAGATGATAAAACTTACAATGTAAGTGATTTCAACGAAGAACAAGTGCAAATGTACAACAAACTTTCAGTGATTGATGGTCTGTTAGCTAATAACAACGATGCTCTTATCAAGCAAAGTGTTTTGGTTGAAGGACTACAAAAGCAAAAAGCTGAACAGTTTGCACTATTGATGGATACTTTAGATGCAAAAAAAGAAGAGCCAAAAGACGAAGGAAACAGCAAAAAATCCAACTAACGTCAGTGCTTTAGAGTTGCATGAACAAATTTGTGCAATTCGTTACGAAAACATAGAAAAACGCATGGAGTCAGGCTCTAAGCGATTTGTTCGTATGGAAGGCATGATTATTGGCTTATACGGTACGATCATAGGTATCTACATATTAGAGAGGTTATTCTAATGGCAGGACTTACAATCACAACTGAGCCGACACAAGAGCCAGTAACCCTACAAGAAGTAAAAGAATACTTACGTATAGAAGATTCCACAGACGAGAGATTACTTAGACCATTTATAGAAACTGCAAGACGTTTTGCAGAAGAACATATGGGTAGAACGCTTATGCAGACTACTTACACTATGTTTGTTGATGCCTATGATGAAATGGCAGACCCTTTGTGGGAAGGTGTCAAAACTGGTCCATACCTTAACTACTACAAGAATTACATCATCTTACCAAGACCACCTGTGACTTCTGTAACGTCTGTAAGCACGTTTGATGACTCAGATACAGAAACCACAATGGCAGCTTCTAAGTATTACGTAGACAGTGCGAGAGAACCTGCAAGGATAGTTCTTAGACAAGGTGAAACATTCCCCACAGCATTGAGAGTAGCCAATGCGATTAAAGTAGTTTATGTTGCAGGGTATTCAAGCCAATATAGTATTCCTGAACCTATCCGAATGGGTATCTTGCAACATATCGCTTATATGTATGAGCATAGGGGTGATATGTACGAAGCATCAGCACCGATACCACCAATACTCAAATCTTTATACGCACCATACGTAGTTCACAAAGCACTAGGTACATCTAGCTTACTTGCAGTAGGATAATGGCTACCAGTATTGGCAGAATGCGACACAAGGTTAAGTTGCAAAAGCCAACCTCAACACGTGATGCAGGGGGTGGTGTATCCCAAACCTATACAACCCTTAAAGAACTGTGGGCAGATATAAGACCAGTTTCAGGCTCAGAGAAGTACAGACAAGGGAAAGTACAAGAAAGTGTCACACATGAGATTACAATACGCTACAGGGACGATCTAGGCACAGATTACCGAATACAATACGAATCACGTAACTTCAATATCAAGGTTGCTAGAAATATTGATGAAAGGGATAGATATTGGGTGCTTCAATGCACAGAAGGAGAAGCGATCTAATGGCTATTAAAAACATGAAATCATTTCAAAAAAGATTAGCTAAGAGATTGGAAGTAAATCCAGTTACAAATGCAAAACGTGCAGTAACACAAAGCACAATGGTTGTAAGAAGTCATGCAGTGCAATCTATAATGAAGGGTGGTACTGGTCGTACATATGAAAAATATAACCCACGTAGAACACACACTGCATCAAAAGAAGGTGAGCCACCTGCAAGTGATACAGGATTTTTAGTATCACAAATAACCACTAATGTTAAAGGTACACTAGGCGGCACTATAGTCGGTCAAATAATTTCAGCAGCACCATACTCAAAACATTTAGAGTTTGGTACAACAGATATGATGCCTAGACCTTTTTTGCAACCTGCTTTAGATAAAAACAAAGATAAGATTGTAAGTATCTTTACTAGAGAAGGGATAATAAGATGAGTTTAGGACAATTTGCTTTACAAAGTGCTGTTTTTTCTCGTTTAAATACAGACAATACGCTTACAAGTACCAATGGTGCTACAGTAGTTGATGAACCACTGCTTGGTGATACTTACCCTTTAGTTGTTATCGGTGAGGAAACAACAGTGGATTACAGTACAAAAGATGTAGATGGTGGTGAAACAACCATAAATATACACGTTTGGTCGCAATATAAAGGTAGCAAGGAAACCAAGAATATTATGGACAGAATCCATACTTTATTGCATGATGTTAGTTTAAGTGTTACAGGATTTAATCTAATAAACCTTAGATTTGAGTTCAGTGATATAATGATAGACCCAGACGGGGTTACAAGACATGGAGTCATGCGATTTCGTGCAATTATATTAGGTACTAGCTAAACATAGGAGAATAATATGGCAGCACAAAAAGGAGCATCACTCTTGCTCAAAGTCGGAGATGGAGCATCGCCTGAAAGTTTTACAACAATCGGTGGGCTTCGTTCAACATCAATTACTCTAAATGATGAAGCTGTTGACGTAACCAACAAAGATTCATCAGGTAATAGAGAACTACTTGCAGATGGTGGTATTCACTCAATGTCTATTTCAGGCAGTGGTGTTTTCACTGATGCAGCTAGTGAAACTACACTTAGAGGCAAAATGAACGCAGCATCATTTTCTAACTTTCAGGTAATAATTCCTGATTTTGGAACATATACTGGTGCATTCATGGTGGCTACATTAGAGTATGCAGGTGAACACAATGGTGAGGTAACATACTCTGTATCCCTAGAATCATCAGGCTCAATTACATTCGCAACAGTCTAATGGCTTGGAATAAAGTCAACGTAAGTGTTGGTAAAACAAAAGTTGTTGCTGACATGAACGGTACAGATTTAGAAATGCCGAATGTAGTTGAACTAGGCGATAGCATCAATGTTGATGGTAAAACCTATCAAGTGTCATCTTTTGAAGTAGACGAAAGAGATGATAGATTAAAAATAAAACTTGCAATGGCAAGTAATAAAAAGGAGAAGTCAGATGACAAACCCATTAAGAAATCAGATTGAAGTAAAACTTGGTGACGAAACCTATAAGGCTCGTCTAACCATAGATTCAATCATACAAATAGAAGATGCTATAGGATTTAGCATCATCAAACTTGTATCACTTATGTCTGATGGAGATGTTCGCTTGTCTTACATTGTAACAGTTCTTAAACACGCATTGAGAGGTGGTGGCAATGATCTTGATGACAAGAAAATAAAATCCATAGTTGGTGATACAGGGATAGTAGATAGTACTAGAATTGTTGCCGAAATTCTTACAAAAACACTTGTAGATTCAGATGAAGAAAGCGAGGAAGAACTAAAAAAAAAGGAGTAAACTCAGTTGAAAGCCTTCCCTACAAAAGATATATGGAAATCTGTATGGGTATGATAGGTATGCAACCCTCTGAGTTTTGGAATTCATCTTTATTTGAAATCCATACAGCTATAAAAGGTTTTAGAGAATTCCATGCTGCCGAACCTGATGCACCCTTATCAAGAGATGAACTTGATAATCTTATGGAGTTATATCCTGACTAATGGCTACAACACTTGACCAGTTAATTGTTGAAATTCGTGCTGATACTAAGAATATTAGAAAAGGCTTAGATGACGTAAACAAAAAACTAAAAACCACAGAAAAATCCACTAATAAACTATCTGCATCTTTTTCTAAATTAGGAAAAGGCATTGGTGTAGCAACAGCAGCATTTGCAGCATTACAGTTTGGTAAGTTTGCATTTAGAACTGCAGTTGAATTTGAAGATTTAAGGATATCTTTAAATCAAGTATTTGGTTCAATAGAAGCAGGTGAAAAAGCATTTAAGCAAATATTAGATTTTGCACAAACAACACCATTCCAAATAGAAACCGTATCAAGGGCATTTATTGCACTCAAGGGTGCAGGTATTGAACCAAACATACGACAATTACAAATATTTGCAGATACAGCTTCTACAACAACAAGACAGGTAGAAGTATTTGAAACATTTATAAGAATTCTACAAAGATCAGTAGCAGGTGGTTCTGTAGGTTTAGAAGAACTAAATCAAATATCAGATAGAGGTATTGATGTTTTTGGTGCATTAAATAGAAGGCTAGGATTATCAAGGTTAGAAGTAACAAAGTTTGGACAAACTGCACAAGGTGCTTCTGCAATTATGGAAGCATTAACAGATGATTTAGAAGAAACATTTGGTGGTGCAATGCAGAACAAAATGGATGCAATGTCTACCAAAATGTCAAACTTTCAGATTGCAACTAAAGGTTTTGGTGCTGAAATTGCAGAAACATTTTTTCCATTAATAAAAGGGTTTATTGATGACATTACTATGGGTCTTAATGTTGCGACAGCAAGTATTAAAATTCTTAAAGGTGAAGTTGCTGATACTGGTTTTGTAGGACCTTTGCAACCTGAAACACCACCAGTAGATTTAGAAACAAAGCTAACAGCAGATCAAGCAGGTTTTATATCACAATTAAATAAACTTTTAGAAGATGCAAAACCAAAAATAGATACTCTTAATGAGCAATTAGATTTAACCGAATCATTACGTGGTGCATTAGATGCTAAAGGTGAATTGCTATTTACAGACGATCAAATAGAAGTAGCACTTGCACACTTAAATTCATTAAAAGATGATTTAGATGACACCACAACCTTTAGTGATGAAATGGCATCAGCTATACAAACACTTTCTGTAGCATTTACACAAGACTTTACTGATTCACTAATAAATGGAGAAAATGCCTTAGATTCATTTAAAGACTTTAGTAAAAATATGGTTTCTCAAATAATTTCAATATTCATGCAATTAGCTGTAGTAAACCAAATTTTAAATAGTATTTTTGGTGCAGGTTCTTTTGATACTTTTGATTTTAAAACAGGAAAAATAATACCTGCAGACAACTCAGCAGGTGGTGGGACTGTACAACCAAATATGCCTGTATTAGTTGGAGAAAGGGGTGCTGAAATATTTGTACCAAATACATCAGGCAGAATTATGAATAATATGAACTCACAAAATGCTTTAGGAAGTGGTCAACCTGTAATAGTAAATCAATCACTGAACTTTGCTACAGGTGTTGTACCAACTGTAAGAGCAGAAGTAACTAAGATGCTACCTCAAATAGCTGATGTCACAAAAGGTGCAGTATTAGAATCAGCAATGCGAGGTGGTGCATACAGGAGAGGATTACAAGGTGGCTAAAATTATAACAATGCCGACTACACCTAACTTCACTAGAAGTAGTTTTAGGTTGGTACGAACAATAGGACAAACAGTGTCGCCTTTTACTGGTCAAACTAAAACACAAGAGTTTGATGCTGTGTATTGGACAGCAGACGTGTCATTGCCACCTATGAAAAGATCAGTAGCTAAAAATTGGCAATCATTTTTATTAGAACTTAAAGGAACAACAAATCATTTTAAGTTTGCTGACCCTGATGCACTTACAAATACAGGAACATACAGTACAAACTATCTAGAAGGTGATAAACGTGTAAACAATACAAGTGTCACACTATCTTTTAGTGGTAGTACGATAACAGCAGGTGCATCTACTTTTGCAAGTGCAAGAGCAGGTGATTTTATACACGTTACTGGTGCTACTAATGATGCAAACAATGGCACACATAAGATAACAACAAAAACTTCTGCAACTGTTGTAGTTGTGGATAGCACACTTACTACAGAATCAAATACAGCAAGTTGTAAAGTAAGACAGAACGTCAAGGGTGCAACAGGATTATCCCTTCTCGCTTCATCTAACGCTGCTAGTGGCACGATTAAGAAAGGGGACTACTTAGGTGTCCTATCTAGTGCAAGTGAGTCAGGAACACCTGCACAATATTTGATGGTTACAGAAGATGCAACAGCAACATCTGATTCAGGTAAAGATTTTTATGCAGTAAAAACAGAACCAAAGTTAAGATCAGATTTAACTGATGGTAATTATGTAATTTTTAATAATCCAAAAGGATTGTTCCGACTTATAGATAATGAGGTGGAATGGTCAGCAGACCGAGCATCAACATACGGAATATCTTTTTCATGTATTGAGGTTATCTAAATGGCATCAAGAACTGGTATTGACAGTGCCATCACCAACAGGCTTGGTGCAGATCATCAAGAATTATTTTTTGCAATAAAAGCTGAATTTGATACTAGTGATATTTTGGTTTGGACTGGTAATGATGATCTTGTCATATCAAGTGAAACATACACTGGTGCAGGAACTTTGCTATCTATAAGTGGTGTTGAAGATGGTAGAGAGTTAAAAAGTTCAGGATTAACAGTTTCGCTTTCAGGCATGGATACCACAGTTCTTAATTATGCACTGACAGAAAACTATCAAAACAGATTCTTAACATTATTTATGGGATACCTCATGGGTGGCTCTAATGAAGTTGCAGGTACTATTGTGTTGTTCAAAGGTCGCATGACAACTCTTACTATTAATGATGATCCACAAGGCTCAATGATTACGATTGATGCAGAAAACAGATTGATAGATTTAGATAGACCATGCAATTTAAGATACACAAAAGAAAGCCAAGAGTTTTTATATACAGGTGACACTGGTTTAGACAGAATCAATCAAATTCAGGATAAAGAGATTGTATGGGGGAGAAAAGCAGGTGGTGGTGGTATTGGTGGTGGTGGTAGTGGCTCAAGCCAACATGAATTCCAAGATCACTATAGGAATATTGGCAAATGAAGAAAAAAGAAGATTGGATTGATATATTCTTTGAGTTTGTTAGAGAGAACAAAGATAAACCTTTTGAATGGGGTAAGTGGGATTGTTGTATTTTTGCTAATGCCTGTATTAAAGCTATGACAGGACAAAACCTTATACCTAGCACATTAAAATGGAAGAACGAAGAAACTGCAATGAAAGCTATTCAAGAATATGGCAAAACACTTAATGGTGCAGTCACAAAAGCCTGTAAAGTAAAAAAACTACAAACAATAAAACCTATGTTTATCACTACAGGTGATCTAGTAATATTCAAAGAAGAATCAGAGTTGGTAGGTATATCAGACGGTTTTAACATTTTAGCACCAAGTGAAGATGGTATAGAGTTCAAATCACACGATCTAATAATCAAAGGTTGGCGAATTAATGGCTAAAGCAGTCAAGGCAGCAATAGTTGCAGCAGTCATAGTTTTTACTGCAGGTGCAGCTACAGTTGGATTTGCAGCAGGTGGTATGGGTGCTTTGACTTTTGGTACAGGTCTTGGTTTAACAGCAACAGGTATGGCAGTTGCAACCTTTGTAACTACATTAGTAAGTGCAGGTATTGGTATGCTTACAAGCAAAGGTATCAATGCAAGTGGTGGTAACTTTGGTACAAAGTTTGCTTCACGTGCATCTTCTGCACCAAGACAAATTGTGTATGGCAAATGCCGAATAGGTGGAACGATTATGCACGTAGAAACTACAGGCACAGATAATCACTTATTACATTTAGTTATTGCAGTTGCAGGTCATGAAGTAGAAGATATTGAAACAATAAGGCTTAATGATACAGATTTAACTTCTACAACAGCTACAGTAAACAGCATCACAGTAAACGAAGTAACAACACCTGCATATGTGAATACAGAAAATGACAATGCTTTCACTTCAGGAAGATTAATTAGATTTACAAAAAGACTTGGTACAGCAGATCAATCCGTTGATCCTTTTTTAAATGATCAACTTGTAAGTATTGGTACATCTGACAGATTTAGAAATATTGCTTATGTATATATACAAATGGTATTTGATGCAGAAAAGTTTGGTGGGGGGATGCCTGCCTTTAGTTTTGTAGTAAAGGGTAAAAAGGTTTTTGACCCAAGAAACAATCAAACAGTTTGGTCTACAAATCCTGCATTAATAATAAGAGATTATCTAACAGACACAGTTTATGGATTAAAAGCTACCAGTACAGAGATCAACGACTCTACAAGTGCAGGGGGTTTTGCAAGTGCAGCTAATATATGCGATCAGACTGTTACTTTAAGTGATGGTAGTTCTACAGAAACAAGATATACAGCAAATGGTTTTACAAACATGGCTGCAAATGGTGAGGGTATTCTTGAAGCATTGCTTTCAAGCTGTGCAGGAAAAATGTCATATACCAATGGTAAATTTAATATGTTTGCAGGTGCAGCACAGACACCAAGTTTGACGATTACAGATGATGACTTGCTACAAGCTATACAGGTTGCGACAAAACCACAAGGTGGTGAAATTTACAACACAGTAAAAGGTATCTATGTTGATGAGAGTAATGATTATGTTGGTACTGAATCACCTGTATATCAAGATTCAACATTCCTAAGTGCAGACACACCGACAAGTGAATCAAGTGCAAACTATGTAAGAACACTAGAAGTACAGTTTCCATTCACAACAAGTGAGTCAATGGCACAAAGATTACAGAGAATTACACTCAATGCTAACCGACAAACAGTACAAATATCATTGCTTACCACTACAAAGTTTATGCGATTACAACCTAATGATTGGGTTTATGTAACCAATGAAAGGCTTGGATATACCAACAAAGTATTTGAAGTTGTTAGTATGAACCTAGAAGTATTAAGTTCAGATGTGCCAGTGGTAGGTACAAGGTTGGTTTTGAAAGAAGCATCCTCAAGTGTATTTACTTTTGCATCAGGTAATTATGAAACACCAGTAGCAGAAGGTTCTGCTGTTAGCACAGGAACATACGCTATATCTGCACCAAGTGGCTTGTCTGCAAGTGTTACAACAAACAACAGTTTTAGTATTAATACCAAGAATGTTGCTCTGACGTGGACTAACAATGCCAATCAGGTAGTTAATGGTACAGAAATACAATACAAACTAAGCACTGATTCAACCTATATTGATGCAGCAATAGTTGCAAGAGATATTACCAAATATACAATCATAGGTCTTGAGGTTGGCAAGACTTACAACATTCGCATACGTCATATTAGTACCTTCAATACTTATTCTGCATATGCAACAGTCAACGCATCAACAGGGGGTACTGCATATACAGCATTAGAAGATGGTGCAACTGTTGGTGCAAAACTAGGCACAAACCTTAAAGATAGTTCTAACAATACACTTGGTGACAGTGATGTAATAACCAATCAAGGCACTGCACAGAATATAACCAATCAGGGTAACTTAGCTACTCTTGACAGTGTGAATACAGCACAGCTTGTTGATGATGCGATTACTAATGCAAAGATTGCTGTGAATGCCATACAAGGTGATGTCCTTGCTGCAGGTGCTATAACAGAAAACAAGTTGGCTACAAATGCTGTGACTGCTGATAAAATAAGTTCAAACAGTATCACATCGGCTAAGATTGCTGCAAATGCGATCACTGCTGCCAAGATAGCTGCAGGAACTATTACAGCAACAGAGATTGCTTCAAACACTATTACTTCATCACAAATAAATGTGGGTACTCTTGCTGTACAACATTTTGATGACGTAAGTGCAGATATTAAAAGTCATTTAACAACTGAAACATTTGTACCGTTAGAAGTCTTTGGTAGTGTATTTCAAAGAGGTTCTACAGACTTCACGACAAACACTAATAGCACAGGAACATATCTTTCTTTGAACATAGGACAGGTGCGTGACGGTGCAAAATACAGAGCAATATGGTCAGGTGTTTACGGTGATTGCACAGGTGGTGTTTTAGAATATAGTCTTGATAACTCAACTTTTGTACAAGCTGCAGGTGGCATACAAAACGTACAATTTGATGCAGGAACATTTAGAACTTATGTTTTTGTATACAACGGAACAATATCAGGTCTTACTGGTACAACATCTAATGTCTATTGGAGAGTAAGATGGACAACAAAATTAAACTCAACCTATCAATCTTTATACGTATTTATAGATAACACGCAATGACAGACTTTACTACTTATAAAACTGCAACAGGAGAAATCACTTCTTGTGGTAGTACAAATGTTGCACTAAACGACATTGCCACATTAACAGGCGAATCAGTTATTAAAGGCATTTATGAAGCAGAAAAGTATAAAATTATTGATGGTTCTGCTGTAGAGCAAACGATTGATTGGAAGAAAAGTTTACGTACACAAAGAAATGTACTACTAGCAGAGTCAGATTGGACACAAATGTCAGATAGTCCACTTACTGATTCTAAAAAAACAGAATGGGCAACATATAGACAAACATTAAGAGATTTACCTGCACAGTACAGTGATAGTGATACTATGGCAGATGTTACATTTCCTACAGAGCCTAGCTAATGGATAGTTTTATTCAAATAATAAACGAGGTTGGTTTTCCAATAGCCACTGCACTTGGTCTTGGTTTCTTCATATGGAAACTTATTAACAGAATTATTGATGGCATGGAACAAAAGCTAGATACCCTTGATGACAAACAAGCTGAACTTATAGCAAACATGGAAGAAAGGCTAGGTACAAAACTTGATTCACAACATGGTATCTTAGTTGCATTAATAGATAGAGTACGTAGCTTAGACAATGAGATAATAAGACAAGATACGTTAATTAAAACTATATTAGGTGTGCCACAACTTATTGATAGTGGCAAAATTGCAAAAGCAGATAGAGATGATCAAAGGAAAGATTAATGTTTGAATTATTAATAGACTTTTTTTGTATACTTTTAGCTACAGGCATACTAATGTCTATAGTTGATGATATAAGTAGATGGTGGTAATTGGATTCGTTTACTAGATTACTTTTAGCAATAGTTACAGCATGGTCAGTTATGATAGCTGTAGGTCTGTATGTCAGTGCAGACGAGATGACACATAACTTTAAAAACCCAAGTTTTTCAGGTGTTGGTACTTCTGCACATTGGCTAACTATAGAAAACCAAGAAGCCAACAGAAAGAAAGCACTCAAAGACGAGATTAAGGCTTACCAAGAGGATTTAGAAAGGGAAGCAGAAAATACAACATTAGCTAGATTTATACGAAACTTAGAAAGTAGAATATATGCACAGCTATCAAGACAATTAGTTGACAACCTGTTTGGTGAAACACCTAGTGAATCAGGTACGCTAGAGCTAGAAGGCAATACAATAGAATATTCTGTTGATGGTGATTTCATAACTTTGACAATTACAGATGCAGACGGAAATGTTACAGAGATTACTTTGCCTATCGGTGATTTTTCTTTCTAGTTGCACAAACTGGTCAGTACTTAACAACTATCAATTACCTGTAAGCCTAGTAAAACAAGCAGAAGTTGGTGTACTAATCAACAAAGAACTTGCTAATATTGGTAAGCCATTCATAAAACCAACTATTGCAGTCTATCCAAACAGCTTTACAGATCAAACAGGACAACGTAGAAGCAACAGCACATATGCTTCATTCTCTACAGCTATAACACAAGCACCTAACGCATACCTTATACGTGCCTTAAAACACGCAGGGGAAGGACATTTTTTTGATGTCGTAGAACGTGTTGGGCTTGATAACTTAACAAAAGAACGACAACTGATAAGGTCTACACGCAAAGACTTTAAAGAAGATAAAGATTTACTACCTCTAACTTTTGCAGGTTTGTTGATGGAAGGGGGTGTGATAGGATATGAAAGCAACGTCAAATCAGGTGGTTTGGGTGCAAGGTATCTAGGGATAGGTACTACAAAAGAATATAGACAGGATTCTGTTACTGTTTCTTTACGCACCGTGTCAGTTAGCACAGGCAAAGTCTTGACCGAAGTGCTTACCACAAAGACGATTCTTAGTGTTGCATTAAGTCAAGATGCTTTTAGGTTTATCTCTAGTGGCACAGAGTTAGTAGAGATAGAAAATGGCATGGTTGAAAATGAGTCTGTAAACATAGCCTTACAAAGTGCAGTAGAAACTGCTGTATTGGAAACCATAAAACTAGGTGTGAAAAATAATTTATGGAGTATACCTGATGAAGAAATGCTTAATGCTATTCGTGGTTAGTGGATTTTTATTTGCTGATAACGAAGTTTATGTAGATCAAGTCGGTGCAACATTAAACCTTGATATAGAACAACTTGGCTCTAACAACATAATTGGTGGTGCTGATGCTGTTGCAGGTGGTATGACTGCATTAGACTTAGATGGTACAACAATGACACTAGACGTTAACCAAATTGGTGATAGTAACAAGTTTCTTGGTGATATTACTGCTGATACTTTTACTGGTTTCTTTGAATTTGATGGCGATTCTAACGTCTTTGATATACAAGTTGACCCAACCAATACTTATGGTGCAGATAGTGGTAACTTTAATGTTGATGTAACTGGGGGTAGTAATACCTTTGAATTAAATGTCGCAACTGTTGATCTTGCAGGTACGCTTGATCTTGATTGGATAATACAAGGTGATTCAAATGATCTTACATTCAATATTGACTATGATGGTGCAACCAATTATGTTGATATAGATGGAGATTCAAACACAGTTAATTTTGATGCAGATGGATATTCAGGTGGATATTTCTATTTGGATCAGACAGGTAATTCTAGAACATTTAACATAGATCAACAGAGTACCCTTGCTAGTGATTGGCTACAAATTAATTCTAGTGGCAACAATGGCACTATTTGTGTCAAACAAAACGATGGGGGAACAAGTACCTCGTGCTGACGTAGGTAATGTATCTGAACTCAATGGTGTTGCTCGTATTGTACGAGATCAACCAGTAGAAGCATCGTTAGAAGCCAATATAAAGAGCTATGACACGTTAGAAACGTCTAATGGTCGTATGGGTATCACTTTCTTAGATGATACGCAGATAAGGCTCACAGAGCATTCTCAGGTCTTGGTAGATGAGTTTGTTTTTGACCCAAACCCTGATAATTCCAAGATGGCACTTAATTTTGCCAAAGGCACTGCACGTTTTGTTACAGGTAAACTAGGTCTAGTACCTAAGAAAAACATAAAGATACGCACCAACAGTGCGACAATCGGTATCAGGGGTACTGATTTTACAATCACAGTAAATGAGATTGGTGAATCATTAATCATTCTTTTGCCTAACCTTGATGGCACAAGCAGTGGTGAAATAGAAGTAACAACAGCTATGGGTACAGTTTTACTTAACAAGCCTTACGAATCTACAGTTACCACAGTCTTTGAAGCACCCCCAAGCAATCCAGTCATATTAGATTTAACACTAGATATCATAGACAATATGCTTATTGTCAATCCACCTGAACGTGTAAGAGAAACCATAGAAGAAACCACGTCATCATCAAGCAATGTCTTAGATGTAGATTTCTTAGAGTTTGATGAACTTGATGCAGACTACTTTGCCAAAGATGAATTAGAGTTTACAGAATTAGATATCAACTACCTTGATGTCAATTTCTTTGAGGATTTGCTAAAGGTAATAGACGAATTAGATAAGTTAGCAGAAGATGATCTTGAACAAGAACAACAAATAACAAGGATTGTTGGTACAAAAGTAGGGCAAGACCCAACGACACAGATCATTACCTTAGTACAAGGGGAAGTTATTAGCTTACGCAGAAAAGTTGAACAATCAGTACAAGTTGATTTAAACTCTAGTCAGGGATACACAGTTATATTTATACAAGACGGTGTATCAAATACAATTAAGATTAATGGTGGTGGCGACTCAGTAATAAAAATTACACAAGGCTCATGAAACTAAACTTTATAATTATAGCAATGTCAGTAACCTTATTAGGGGGTAGTTGGGCTTATATTAAATGGCTACAGTCAGAAAATGAAACCCTAAGAACAAACCAAGCAAAGCTAGAACAATCAATAGCAGACCAAAACGAGAGTATAAAAAATTATCTTGCCAATCAAAAACGTCAGACAGAGCAGATAACATTACTTGAAACCCAACGCCAAGAAGCACAGAGAGAATTAAGTAAACTAAGAGATACATTCGCCAAACATGATATAGGAAAGTTGGCATTAGCAAAACCAAAGCTAATAGAAAACATAGTCAACAAAGGTACAAAAAAAGTCAAAGACGATATGATAGAACTAACTAAACCTGAACAATATGATTAAATATGTAGTACCAGTTTTATTTCTTGCTTTAACAGGTTGCTCCCTAATACCAAGCCAATCAAAACCTGTTGAAGTTAGAACCATTGCTGAACCTGCTCCAATGTATCATCCACCTATGCCGATGGAGTTACAACTTCGTGATATAGAGTGGACAATCCTTACTCCTCAAATTATGGATTCTCTGGTTAAAGACATTGAAGACGGTTCAGCAATACCTACTGCATACTATGCTTTGACATCACAAGGCTATCAAAACCTTTCAGAAAACACTGCAGAAAACAAAAGATACATCAGAGATGTCATTGCAATAGTCAAATATTATCGGTCTTTAGACGATAAAGACGAAGAAAAAGAAACTAGACAAGAAGAAAAGTAGAAGATACTATCAAGGATAACTTTTATCTATAGGAGTTATTATGGATATGATAATCAATTTAGTAAGCATGATTACTGTGATAGTAACCGTTGCTTCTATCATTGCTGCTGTCACTCCAACACCGAAAGACGATGAATGGATTGGCAAGTTATATAAACTTGTTGATCTTGCAGCGTGTAACTGGGGTTTTGCAAAGGACAAAAGCAAATAAGATTAGTGCATTAGCACACTTACTATGACTGACTCAGTAATTCCATTTGTATACGAAGCTGAACTGGACAGGGTTGTTGATGGCGATACCATTGATGTAATCCTTGATCTTGGCTTTAATGTTAAGTTGCACAAACAAAGGTGCAGATTAGCAGGTATAGATACTCCTGAATCTCGTACAAGGGATTTAGAAGAAAAGAAACTAGGCTTGGCAGCCAAAGCAAGACTGCAGGAGTTATGTCATGGTAAATTCAAAATCCAATCGCTAGGTAAAGGAAAGTATGGCAGAATATTAGCAATACCTTTTACAGAAGATGGTCAAAATATTTGCGAAATACTTAAAAAAGAAGGTCACGCAGTTGAATACTGGGGTGGCAAGAAAACCAAAATTTGGGGGGGATACTAATATGGTTATATCAGACGAAGGTGTTGCCTTAGTAAAGAAGTTTGAAGGTTGCAAATTAGAAGCCTATCAATGTGCAGCAGGTGTATGGACTATTGGTTATGGTTCAACTAAAGGTGTACAGAAAGGTGATGTATGGTCACAAACAAAAGCAGAAATGATGCTAGAAGAAGAATTATACGACTTTGCACAACAAGTAGATGAGTTAGTAACTGTACCACTTAACCAGTGTCAAACCGATGCACTTATCTCTTGGACATTTAATCTTGGTGCTACAAATCTATCACGTAGTACTTTGCTCAAAGTTTTGAATAGTGGTGCATATGAAGATGTACCTGCACAGATTAAAAGATGGAATAAAGCTAATGGTAAAGTTTTAGAGGGATTAGTTCGCAGAAGAGAAGCAGAAGCCTTGTTGTTTGAAGGTAAGGAATGGGAACACGTCTAATGGCATTGTCCAAAACACAGAACAAAAGATTGGGTGGCATACTTACAGTAATGTTTAAGGAAGAACTGCCACAAGAAGTAGAACAACAATTAGTACAAGAGGGGTTTGTAGAAAAAAATGATTCTGATATTCAACTCACAGATAAAGGAATTGATGAAAAGAACAGACTATGCACCCTTGCAGGACTTAATATCAAGTATTCAAGCGAGAGAAAAAAAGAGGACTGATGTACCTAATGTCGCAATGTCAAAACTGCGAGAACAAGAAATTAGATTGTACATGTGCAGGAAGCAAAGGTCTGTTTTGGGAAGAAACAACCAAGAAGTTTTACACTTGGATAGAACTAAAAGAATTCTATAAAAAAAAGGCTAAGAATAAATCCTAGCCTTAGAGAAAGTTTTAGTTATTACTAAAACTTAAACTTACGAGAAAGGTGGTTTAGGTTTCCACCTCTAGAATTAATTTCTTCTACATCCCAAAGTTTAATCTCTAGATTAACTCCATTCTCGGCAAGTTTTTTGAAATCAACTCCACTATCGGTAAGTTTTTTCTTGGTTAGTTGAATTGCTTGAGATTCGCTGACAGCATATTTGTTATCAACGAATGCTCTTACATCAACTATCCAGTTTTCCTTCCTACATCTTCTTTTAGCCATTTTTACTCCCATTTGGTTAAAGGTTTATTATAACAAACGTGATGTAGAATTCAAGTCATGTGACATTTGCAGTTTTTTACGTGCAAAAAAAAGGGAGGTCTGAAACCTCCCTGATGGTGATAAATCACCTGCCCAAGTATGAAACTACAGTATATCAGTTTTTACTTTCTTTGTTTCTTTTCTACCTGATAAATATACGTTTTGTGTAAACTCAATACGCTTACCATTCTCTAACCTTGACTCAAAGTAATGATACTTCAACATATTGTCTAACTCTTCATCAGATAGTTCTTGCTTTCTAACTTCTAGTAGCGATCTTGTGTACGGATATGCCATCTTCTTCTCCTAGCACTCTAATCTTGGTGCTGTAATATGGTTTTATTGTTTCTTTTCCAAGACGTGATTTTGCTTCTTCTAGTGCATCATCATGTTCTTTGGCTTCAACTACATACGTAGTTGTTTTGCTTTCAGTAATAGTAACTTGAAAGACTTTCATCTTGTCCACTTGCACTTAATAATATCTTCTTTGATATTTTGTTCTGTATCTCTCCAAGAATTGGCTAGTACAATAAATATTCCTAAAACATTTGCTAATAGAAATACAGCAATGCCTAAAAGTAAAATATTAATCATAAACCCCTCTCTTTAAAATATAAGTTTATTAGTTTTTCTACTCTAGGATTTATCTTGGCATAACCATTCTCAAATCTAGATATCATACTTTTGTTTGGCACATCACCATTCATGTATCCAAGAAACTCTGCAAGTTCTGTTTGCTTTACATTGTTTTCTTCTCTTAGTTTTTTAAGTTCAATACCTTCCATCTTTACCTCTCTGTTTTGCAACCGTAGTAATATAACTACCAGTATCATCACGTAATACCCAAAAGCCTATATGCTCACTGCTTTCTTGTTTACTAGGATAATTATAAGGCAAGTCATTATCTCTTTGTTTATGTTGATAAATTCTTACTGCATCTGTATACGTCATATTATTTTACTCCTGTATTTATGTCGTAATCTTTTGTGATAATCCCTTTGGATTTATCACCCCTAAAATGTGCTTTTACAAAAGTGATCTTGCCACTGTTGCATTTCCTGATATGTTTTCTAACAGCATGAAACGCTTTACCATCCTGACCGTTAGATACACCTGAGGGTTCATTATTGGAACCATTATCAAACAGATTTAGTTTTAGTACCTTGTGTTCATATTTAGGCTTACGTAAAAACTCTGCATGGCTAAATTTTCTTGATAGTGGTGTCTGTATATTCTTGATACCTTTTACAGATTTTGTATCTACAATCTGTGGGTATGATAAGTAAAGGCATAGTTGTGTATGTGTATGTACTATTGTGCCTACTATAGAGTTCAGGGTTACATTGGAATATGTTTCATTATTACTAATGGTTCTTAGATCAGTGGCATCATAAAAAGGACTATCTTCATGTAGCCAAAAAGTATAATCACCATTTTTTCTAAAAGAATATATCCACACATTTGGGTCAATAACAAAGATGTTACTTTGTGTGTCATACAACCAAATTGTACCTGCAAACATTCTGCTACCTTCCTCATCATGTTTACCTGTATCAATTAATAAAACATGGCTAAGTGCTTTGTGACGATCTATAGTTTCAATATTGTGTTGTCGTTCCCATGTTGGTAAATCCACAGTACCGTCATAATTCCTATAGAGTTCATTGGTATCAGTAAAGTTAATACTTGATTCAACCTGTACAAATGTTGATTTAAACGGTAAGTACATTTCTAAATCTTCAGTCAGTTTTGCAAGTTCAGTGTGGCTCAATTCATTTTCTTCACTTGCTATTGGCAAATAAAACTTCATGGATTGTTGTACCTGTTTAGATGTTTTGTCTAAATAATCTGAAAATATTGCAGTGTCAACTGGTCTGACAATATGTGGTGCAGGTTTGAAATTTTGTAAAAACTTTTCAGGGTTAGTTCTGTTAAGAACACCTGCATGTAATAATTTTTGTAATATAGTGTTGTTCATAAAACCTCTCAAATATCAATTTATTCTTCATTAGACCACAAAAGTTTATAATTGTAAACCTAGAAAGGTAGATCATTATCTACATCACCTTCAAAACTTTTTTGTTCAAATAATTTTTTTGCCCATTTCTGACCGTAATCTTTTGGTAAACCATAGCTTTGGAAAAAAGAAAATTCATTGCCAAACTTTGTATGTAATTGGGAATGATGATGAAAACATAAAGGTATCACATTCTCGTCACCTGCACGTCTAGACATACCCCTAGTACCTTTGTATGGTTTTAGTAAATGGTGTGCTTGTACGTGCTTAGAATGACTGTAAAACCCTGCTTTACATAAGATACATGGTAAGGAAGCAACCCATTCTAGGTGCTTCCTATTCACATATCTTTTAGCCATTAAAATGGTGCATCAGATTCTTGCACTGGTTTTAAAGAAACGTCAGTGTATGGTGTACCTTCTTTGCTTTCAGTTTTCCATCCACCGAACTTGTACACCTGTCCATCTATTGTGATCTTGCCACCAACATCAGGCGATCTCTCAGACATCTTTTCCTCAGGTGTGTTTGTGTACAACAACCCCAATGACATCATCAATTCATACTTAGGTTTACCAGTGTTGTTTTTGCTTTCAACAATGGCAATATATTTTTTCTCACCATTGATTGTCACACTACCTTTTCTATGAATTATGCAATCATTTTCATGCCACAAATAACCCTTTAGATTATCGTCTTTTTTTTCTTGCTCATTATCCATTTATATCTCCAATTAATTTATATTTAAAACCTTTACCACCCTCAATACGTTTCTTAATTATCACCTCATCAAATTGTGATAGACCATATTTTGATCTTGCCCAATCTTTTCTAAGGTTTCTAATAGATGCAGATATTGTGGGTTCACCATAGAACTTACCAGTTTTCTCTTTGATTGTTGCTTGTAAATCCCAAAATGTCCACCAGTTACCATTTCTCATACAAAGAAATACACAATCGTCTAATGATAATTTTTTCATCACTCGCCCTCGTATAAACTTATAAGGGTTGAGAATGAATCATAAACATCATTATCATCAGCATTGCTCATTGCTTCATCAATAACTTTTCTGTTAAGTTGAAACAAGGCTATGTGTTCATCATTGTTTGGGTCTTTCATCAAACGTCTACAGGCATTAAGCAAACCTATTTCATCCATTGCAGTTGCAATCGGTGCTTTATTTGACTCACTACCAAGTAACTTGTACTTGATTGCAGGTTTGGTCGGTTCTTTTTTTGTAACAGTTTTACTTGTACGTTGCATAGCTTTCTCTGCATCATCATCTTCATTCTTTGTAGCTATTCCACAAGCCATTAGTAATGAATATCTTTTTGCATAACTTAGTGCAGAACCATAAGCCTGTGGGTCTGTTTTGGCGGCAGGTATGTGTACTTTACCTGTATTCATGCTACCACCATGTCCATAGAAAATAGTTTCTACCATTACACCATCATCACAGGGGTGGCTTACCTGTTGTATGTATATATTGTTGTCATTCAGTGGTTTCTTTACAGAATCAAACACTGCTTTTAAAGTTGCATAATCACTTTTGAAAAAAGGATTTTTAGCATCTTGTACTATGTGGTCAATTTCTTGTTGTGCTTTGACCAAAGCATTTATCAAAGTATCAGTTGTCATTTTATTTCCTCATATGAAAAATAATTCTTTAGCACCAACGATTTCATTAGCACCCCATTGCTTAGACCAATCCTCATTTGAAATGTCAGGTTCTAGACATGACAAATAACAGACTTCTCTAATATCGCTTGATAAAGATAATAGTCGCATCATCTTAAAAGCAATTCTTTTTAGATCACCAAAGTGTTGATCTGTGTTCTGTATCTCAAATACTGTAAGTTCTTTTTTTGTTTTGGTTGACTGTATGCAATCTATAAATGGTTTTTTGTCTGTAGCTTTTGCATAGAAGGATAGTTGTCTGTTGTAGTCTTGTTTTAGTTTTGGTGGCAATGCTGTAGTTTTTATATCACGTACCTGTGTTTCATATTCAAGGTCTGTATATCCAATAATTGGTACTGGCAAATCATCAATCTCTAGTTCTACACGATTCTGTACAGCAGTAGGTGTGCCATATGCTCTGAATAAATCTAGCATTGAATCTATGGTGTCATGCAATAACTCTTTTTTCTTTTCGCAACCCTGAAAGTCATAATCAGCTTTGTTTTTTTCTACATCATCATATATGGCATCATAGCTTTCGTAAGCTACCTTCATACAATCATTTACAGTTGCATCATTTTGTAACCCATGTGTTATGCCATGTTCTAAACAAGTTCCGTAACTCATTGCAGGAGAAAATGCTCTGTCCTTATAACCTGCTATGTTCACAAGCCATTTTGCAGGGTCTTTTAGAAATTTACTTATAGATGATGGACTTAGATATTCCACACCATGATCTTCAAAAGGATTATTACTACTCATATCAATTCTCAATGTATTTGACTAATTATACCCATAGTGGGTAGATAATCAACTTAATTGTTGTTAGACTACAAACATGAAACTAAATGAATATTTAAAACAAAGGAAAATCAAACAAAAAGATTTTCTTACGATATGCCAAGCACATGGCAAAGTTTCACATGGTGCATTAGCAAAATGGTGTAACGGTCAACGTATACCACGCTATAACGAAATGCACATAATCTATAAAGCTACACGTGGCGAAGTAAAAGCAGACGATTTTTACGACATAGGTATTGCAAAATAATATTCAATGCCCATAATGGGTTGCATGAGTATACAAGCCCTTTCATGGTGTATTAAACAGGATTGTGATACACCGACAACAAAACTAATACTTTTTTTACTTTCAAATTATGCAGACGAAAACAATAGTTGTTACCCAAGTGAAAAGCATTTAGGAAAACTTGCAGGTGTTTCTGATAGAACAGTAAGACGATCACTTAAATGGTTAAGTGAAAATAATATGGTTGATATAAAACCCAAGTTGGGTACAAGCAACAGATACATTGTAAGGGTGGACAGTACTGTGGACACCAGTGACCACCCCCCTAGGACGTCCATGACCAGTAATACTAAAGATTATACTAAACTATACGACCATGAGTTTGAGAACTGGTGGAATATCTATCCTCGCAAGGTTAATAAATATCAAGCTAAAATTAAATACAGATCAGCTAGAAAAAAATATGCAAAAGATTTACTAGAAAAAACTACAGAGTTTTTTTCACAAGTTTGTACACAACAAGGTACAGAAGAAAGATTTATACCACACCCTAGTACATGGCTAAACCAAAAAAGGTTTCTAGACTATGAATACAAACACGGTACTGTTAAGGTTCGTAAGAAAACAAATAATTCACTAAATAATATTGCAGGATAAAAATGATGATTGAAAATAAATTAAATGAAAAAGGTATTAGAGTAAAACACACACAGGTTGGTAATCAAAAAACCAAGTGTCCTGAATGTCAACCACCACACGATAGTCGTGATAGACCACTTAGTGTCAACATAAAAGATGATGGTAGTGCTGTATGGTTATGTCATCATTGCGATTTCAAAGGTGGTACTGGTGAAACAAATTACACACCAGTTAAGAAAACATATGTGCGACCTGAAACACCAAACGACCCAACGAAACCACAAACAATGTATACCTACTTTGCTGAACGGTGCATACACAAAGAAACTGTAGATGCCTTTGATTTGTACGTGGAGAATGGTTGGGTGGCATTTCCCTATCTAAACAAAGATAACGAAGTTGTTAATATCAAATATAGAACACGTGATAAGAAGTTTAAGCAAACACCTAATGCAGAGAGATCACTTTTCAACTATCAGAATGTACATGATAGAGAAGAGGTAATATTTGTAGAAGGTGAAATGGATGTGCTTTCCTTGTATGAGATAGGATTCACAAACGCAACATCACTTTCAGATGGCGCACCCAAAGAAGCCAAGTTCAAAGATAATGATGCAAGATTTAAAGCACTAGAAAACTGTGATCTACAGGCAACCAAAATAATTATATTTACAGATAATGACCAAGCAGGTAAAGCATTGCATGATGAATTACTACATAGATTCGGTAAAGATATTTGTTGGTATGTACAGATTCCTAGTGATTGCAAAGATGCTAATGATGTACTTATGAAACATGGTACAGAAAAACTAAGAGAAGTTATTGAGAGTGCCGTGCCATATCCAGTAGATGGATTATATACGGTCAATCAATATCAAGGCTCTGTCATTGATCTTTACAACGGTAACTATGTAAAACCATTAGAAGTTGGTTATCCTTCATTAGACGAGATATACAAGATTCTCAAGGGTACATTTCACTGTATTACAGGTATACCTAATCATGGTAAGTCGTATTTCCTAGATCAAATGCTTATAAAAATATCCCAACAACATGATTGGCGATATGCAATATTTTCACCTGAACATTCAACAGCAATGCACATACGAAGGTTAGTACAAATGTATAATGAAAAACCTTTTGATCTTGGTGATGATAATAGAATGTCTAGCCAAGAACTACAAAGGGGTATGGAATGGATAAACAACCATTTCTATTTTATAGAAACAAAAGACACAGTGCCTAGTATTGATTACATATTAGAGGTTGCTAAAAAAAGCATCTACAAATATGGGGTAAATGCCATTGTGATAGACCCATACAATGAGGTATCAGCAGTACGTAGTGGTAATACACGTGAAGATGAACACATACGTGACTTTATCTCTAAATGTAAAAGGTTTGCACGTGTGCATGACATTGTTGTGTGGGTTGTTGCACACCCTACAAAACTACCAAAGAGTACAGACGGTGGATATGCACCACCAACTGCATATGACATATCAGGTGCTAGTCATTGGCACAATCAAAGTGACTGTATTCTTACAATACATAGAGATTTTGACGATAACACTACAACAGTTATGACACGTAAGATTAGAGAGCAAGACCTTTACGGAAAAATAGGACAAGCTAAGTTTCAGTTTGATACACAAAAAAGAGTATTCAAAGAGTTTACATATGACATAGATTTTGAGATACCACACTGGATGGACAAATGATGTGTTGAGGGTATAATCAACCCATAATGGATATTGTAATAAAATCAGTTGATGATCTTGTACCCTACTTTCAAAACCCAAGAGTAATATCTAACCAAGCTATTGAACAAGTAGCAAAGTCATTCCAAGAACACGGAATACAACAACCTATCTGCATTGATAAAGATAATGTTGTAGTAGCCGGTCACACACGTTTATTAGCAGCAAAGAAACTTGGATACACCGAAGTACCTTGCACCGTCTATGACGATACACCTGAAAAAACCAATGCTTACAGACTAGCAGATAACAAGGTGGCAGAATTCTCAACATGGGAAAATGAGTTCCTTGATGATGAACTTAAAAAGTTAAGAGATCAGGGTATAGGTGTAGCAGGTTTTGATATGCCTGAAATGAAACAAGAATATGAATCTTTTGATGATCTTATTGAAGATGATGCTCAAATTGATGAAGTCGGATACAATGCTAGAGAACTGTCAAACCAGTTACCATTAATGTTTTACTTGGAACAAGAACATAGAGATGAAATTATGCAGGTTTTAGAAAAGATTAGAGATGAAAAAGATTTAGAAACAAAATCAAATGCACTTTTATATTTAGTG